CTTCAGAGACTGCTGCATTGCCAGTTATGCTATACCGCTAAAATTGGTACTCCATATCGGATTCGAACCGATACATAACACAGATTTTAAGTCTGGCCTCTCTGCCAATTGGAGTAATGGAGCATTGGCGGGGGATGTTGGAATTGAACCAACTTCTTCGATTTCAAAGACCGAGGTTTTAACCTTGTAAACTAATCCCCTTTAAATCTTTACTTTCTTAGTGGATGAATAAAGAATGCCAACATAACTCTTTCCCTTGAAAATGCTCTTTCTTCTGGGACAACACTTTTAAGTTTCCATCCAACATAAATTCTCCAGTAAAATTGTTTACCAAAGATTTTGATTGATGGTACAAAAGCGAATAACCCCCAAGCATTACTGTTCCACATTAGGAGATAACCTGTCTGATTATCTTCAGGGTTAGAACTTACATTGATATTACCTTTCCACTTAGTAACATCTTTCACATCTCTTCCTAACACATGGTAAGAGAAGTTATAAGCTTTGTTTCTCCAGAGCCATCCAACTCTCTGCATATAGACACCAAGCTTACCAATCTTTCTAATCTTAGCCCATCGTTCGACATGACCTTTATCACCATCAATTGGGTTGTCATATGTCTCCATCCATCTGAATCCAAAAGGGAGATGTCCTTTCTTCTCACTGTAGAATGGAACTACAAAGGGTGCTAAGATAACTGCTAGGATTGCTGCAAATGGCTCTAACAAAGCTAAGAAAATCCATGAAACATATTTTAAGTATCTCATTGTCTAATCCTCGTAAGGAGGTAAGCATTATTATTTGTTTCTGAGTTTTCTGGTAACATTGTCTCAAAATTGACGCTTTTAAGTTGTCTTCCACCAAAGCAATGACCAATAAATTTTTCTACTTTTATTGGGTCGCACTCCCATCCAACTTTCAAGAAAATGTGGGTATCTATAGTGGGAACCCTTACAAACTCAATACTATTGGAATTTTCATGTTCAACGACGATTAATGTTTGCATAAATTCCTCTCACTTATCTGGCGCAGGATAAGGGATTCGAACCCCTATTAACAGCTTCGTAGACTGTTGCTCTATCCATTTGAACTAATCCTGCAAAATTGGTGTTCCAAGACGGATTCGAACCGTCACTAGTACAAGGTTTGAGCTTGCATCCTCTGCCAATTGGGATACTGGAACATGGTACTCACTAAAGGACTTGAACCTTTTTCTTCATCTTGTAAGGGTGATGTTTTACCATATAAACTAAGCGAGTATTAAAGAGGTCTGAAGTTGTGCCGCTAACTCAACTCCGTGGAATTTGTTACGGTCTTCAGTTGACACCAGCGGTCTTTCACTTGACCTCTGAATTGGTGCTCCCACAAGGATTCGAACCCTGATAAGTTGCTTACAAGGCAACCGTAATAGCCAATTATACGATAGGAGCATTAATTTGGAGCATCCAGAGGGAATCGAACCCTCAACCTCAGTTTGGAAGACTGTAATTTTCCCGTTTAAACTATGGATGCACTAATTGGTGGAGTCACTGAGAATTGAACTCAGTTCCCAAGTTTGCAAAACTCGAATTTTAACCATATAAACTATGACCCCATTGTTTGGTACAGGTGGAGGGAATTGAACCCATCGTCTTACTGATTAAGAGTCAGCCGCATAACCATTTTGCTACACCTGCATTAATTTGGTAGGAGACAAGGGATTCGAACCCTCAAACACCAACTTCTAAGGATGGTAGGTTTACCAATTACCGTCAATCTCCCATTAAATCTTTTTAGAGAACTTCTAAGAACCTAAGCAACAAGGTTCCACAACAAGCTGTAATAACCTTAGAAGCCCTCTAAAAAGACCTAATTTGGTCTTTGCATAGTCTTGTTTAATCCGGTGACTAGAACCTTTGGAGAGCTTGATATTATCTCTTCTCCGTGACACCTACTAGGTGCTTTACTGTGCGTGTACGACAATACACGAGGGATACCAAAGCAACATCCGAATGAAGCTTGGCTTTAAATCTTATTAGGCGGTAAGTAAAGGAGTCGAACCCTCACCGTATCTCTACAGTGGCAACTGTTTTCAAGACAGTTTGGCTACCATTAGCCGCTACCTACCCCTAATAAGACTTTGGCATGGGACGGAGGAGTTGAACCCCTTTGAAACGGTTTTGGAGGCCGTTGCTCATGCCTTAGAGTCTTAACATCGTCCCACACTATAATTCTAAGCTTACCGTATTTTCACAACACTGTAAAGCCCCTCCTCAGATTATTTACATGTTCTGGAAAACATGAGATACAGACCACCTCCTTACACGGAGACCCGATAAGGTCGTCTAAGCAATCTGCTAACTATTTGGCACACCCTACAGGATTCGAACCTGTAACTAACGATTTAGAAGACCGTTGCTCTATCCAATTGAACTAAGGGTGCATTAATCTTTAAAGACTCTCTTAGAAAGCCCTTAAAGATGCCCACATTATTAATCATACCGTGGGCGAGTACGCCAAATTCTTTGATGAGGGATTGGAAGACCTCACTGGTGTTTAGCCTATCAAGCTACTGCCAGAAAAACATTGTCGTTTGCATTTATTTTAAATTTGCAAAATAGACGCTACGCAACGAAAACTATTCAGAATATGTACAACAAATTTCCCCACATTGTGTTACGTCTAACGCTCATGTATTGGTGTTTGAATTATACATATTATGAAGTATTTTAGTTACTATAAAGTGGTCACATCTCAATGTCAACAACTTTATTGAAATTGGTACTGGTAGGTGGAATCGAACCACCGATGTTCCCTTATCAGGGGAGTGTTATAACCTTCTTAACTATACCAGCTTGGAGGTTCAGATGGGAATCGAACCCACATTCATAGGGCTTATGAGACCCTTGCATTACCTTATCTGCGACTGAACCATATTGGTAGAAGTGGAGGGATTCGAACCCATCGCCTGTCAGATTAAAAGTCTGCCGCATCACCATTCTGCTACACTTCCATTAAATTATCTTTGTAGATAAGCTACCCAGACTTGCTTAAGGTCTGTAGCGATGTGCCTTGTTGGGTTTAAATCTAGAATTTACCCTTTCACCCTTTGTGGTCGCATACTCACAGGTAAGCTTAATAACTTATCTACAAAGATAATTACCAGACCGTTGTTTATCATCTTAAGTGCTACCATTACACCAACTCGACATCTGCCGAGTGAAGGAATCGAACCTTCGCCTTTTCTTTACCGGAGAAATAGATTGTTTAAGTTTTGCTGTAAACGGTCTTCTGTAAATTTGTTGAGCCAGACCAAGTTTTAAATTTTTTCAAAATTAAATTGGCTTGAAAATATCATACGTACTTGCTGAATTTGGTCTTCTGCTCCTTTAAAGAATACTCGTAAGAACTCTTTAAGGGAGGGGCTAAATAACCCTCTCAAAACATCATCTTGAAATACTTATTATAATTTGGCGGTTACGAAGGGATTTGAACCCTCATCATCTCCCGTGACAGGGGAGTATTTTAACCAGTTAAACTACATAACCTTTATTTGGTGTGCCGTGTAGGAGTCGAACCTACCGAGTCTCAATGACAAGGGATTTACAGTCCCCACCGCTACCATCTACGGGATAACGACACATTTAAATTTGGCGGTTAGTCAGGGATTCGAACCCTGTGCCATTCGCTTAACAGGCGACCGCACATACCTTATGTGCTTCCTAACCTTAATACATTGCCAGACCGTGTTTTTTCTTTTATCCGCAAAAAGTAGTTTGTTGCTGAATACGGTCTTCTGCAAAATTGGAGGCGGGTGCAGGAGTCGAACCTGCCGATACCATGCTAATGAGACATGTGAGACGCCCTTTCTCTATACCCGCAATTCTTAATGACCAGACCAAATATCTTCTTTGTCCGATTTCGTGTCAGATGAATAAGATTAAGTTTGCTGCAATTGGTCTTCTGTCAAAACTGGCGTTCCAGAAGGGATTTGAACCCTCAAATATCCACTTTGAAAGAGTGGTGACTTTACCGTTTTGTCTACTGGAACATTAATTTGGTCTCTGTTGGAGGACTTGAACCTCCGGCCTTACCGCCCCAAACGGAACGCTCTACCAAGCTGAGCTAAACAGAGATAAACTTTCCAAACTCTATGTAACCACTTTAACATTATTTTTTAGTGGTTGTCAAGAACTTTTTTAAAATATTTTTCAGTATCTTAGAAAAGCTCTCATTTCGTTTCTATGTAGAACATATTAAAGGGTATCAAACACATTGTCAATACCCTTTTTAAAACTTTTTACCAGATGTAACGGTCAATCATTACTGCTTTGAGCATTACGCTGGTTGGGTCAAACTTCTCACCACCAAGCAGAGCTTTTAAAGTGGCTGGAGAGAACCCTGATACCATTGCTACACCATTATCCTTAACAGATACTTCGCAAGTACCATTACGGTTTGCTAAGTACCAGAATACTAGTTGTGGCATTTCGTATCCAGCTTTTTTGTACTTACTCTGAATTGCTTCAAAGTTTGTACGACCATTTGCACCATCAACCTGATTAAACTCCATATCAGAGAAGATAATAAGCTTACTTGGCATATCTTTCTGAGTCAAGTTGTTTCTCTTACCTACCTCAAGAATACGGTCAAAAGCTGCTTGTAAGTTAGTTGAACCATATTCAACATGACGCATTACCTGACGATGACGGTTTCGTAAATCACCACTCAGTTCAATGAAATGAGGGTTTGTTGAATAGACCATTAACTCATCTTTAAAGCAACCTGTATTGCGTTCTGCTACATACAAGGCAAGTGATACACCAATATCAAGGGCAGTGATTGAACCAAGATTCACCCAAGACATTGAGCTTGAAACATCAGTCATACACAAGATGTTTTCACCTTCTGCCATCCAGTTTGGAAGTGCTTTCCACTGCTCATTAGCAACATCTGCATTACCATACTTAATAGATTTAATCACATCATATGGGTAAACAGCACCAGCATTAATCTTAACCTCACCCTTTGATAATGATTCGATGTAAGCTTTGTAACGCTCTCCATCTTTACGGTTAAAGAGCTTTTGGTAACGTGCAGCAGCGAGTGAAGGAATCTTGCTGTAGTCAATCTTACCAAACTCATTAGCAGAGATTTTTTGCTCAACCGTATCAGACAGTGCAGATAGCAGTGTGCGATACTCCTTCTCGCTTAAGTTTGCAAACTTACAGAAACGTTTTACAAACTGTTTGTGGCGTGGTTTTACTCGTGGCAACCACTTAGCTGCTAAACCTGCTGTTGCAGGGTCTAGTAATGCTGCTTCTAAATGTTTGAAGGCATCTGTCTCGAAACGAGTACCTACGAAGATTTTGAAGTCATCAAAACGACCAAGTTCTGCAATCTTATCCATAATGCGAAGAACCTGTGTAGGTTCTAAAACCTTATCTTCAATCGCTTGAAGTAAAACAGTTCGGAAAGCTTTACGCTCACCCATACCTTCTCGTACATCTCGCATATGCAGTAAAATACGAACTGCAACATCAACATCCTCACGCAAAGCTTTGTAGAACAGGTCTGGTAAGATTTCTACATTGCTACGGCTTGAGCCAGCGGCTTTGTAGAAGTCTACCAGAGCAGACATTGATGAAGTATGGTTTACAGCACCATTTTCAGTTCGACCTGCATGAAGGTGCGCATGTTTAAATAACTCGCTCATATTTTACTCTCTTCTCTCATTGTTGTTTGATGTGACAGACTTTAGAGCAACTTTGTAGAGTCTGTCAACACCTTTTAAAATTATTTTTTGAGAGTCGCTACAGCAGAGAACGTTGGTTTGTTATCTGTCTGTTGTTGACCACCGTTATCAGGAGTCTTCTTAGTGTCTGCTGCAAGTGCTTTCATCTCACCTGCTGAGTGAGTAAAGATAGTCTTACCGACCTCAATCATGCTCTTGATGGTTACGTCATCTGTGTTTAACCCGAACTCTGCAAGCTTAGCAGCGTCCCTTGTAACAATCGCTTCAAACAGCTTTGCAGCAAACTCAGCAGAATTATCAATGGTCAGTTGAGCTTTTACGAGTGAGCTTTTGTTACGAGAGCCTTTTGGTCTTCCAGATGGGTTTCCAGATTGGCCTTTTTTAAACTGGCCTTTGTTTGTTCTGTTTTTCATTGGTATGCCTCTTATAAGACCTCTTAAAAGGCTTTTAAGATAAAAGATAGATATCCAGAAAGATATCTGTTTAAATAGCCTTTTTAGAGGAACCTTTTAAGTTATCTTCTAAGTATTTATAAGCCTACACCTTGTCAAGTACTTTGTCAACAACTTTTTTAACTTGCAATAGTTCTTGACTTGTTGTATGGATTACTGTACCATCTTACTTAAAGCTGTAGGTCTGCCTTGTTCTACAAAGGAGACTTAATGAGAAAATCAAACAACCCGAAGAAAGGTAAAAATACCAATCACTGTAAGGAATCAAAAAGGGTAGAGTTACTCTACTATTCATCCTCTGAAATTGGTCTGTACCTGTTCTTTCAAAATTACAGAAGACAAGAGGATTATCTATGTGTAGTTCCCAATTAGAAATCGCAGATATTATAGATTTATATAAAACTGCAAAGAGTCATGGCTATATAACCTCAATTGGAAAGAATAGTCACTACGATGCTTTGACTGGAATGTATTTCAGGGCAATGGCTCAACCTAGTGAACAACACTTAATGGTTTCTTCCAGTGAGTTTACTTCGTTTCTCTATTGCAGCAAAATCATAAATCGCAGGAGAACTGAAAAATGTTAACAGTAAGTTTTAATTATAATAGTGATGGCTCTGTATCAATTAATTCACCATATGCAAATGACCTATTGAAAGAGCTAGTTAATCAGTGTGATAGAGGTCTTCACTATGTCCCAAATTCTTTCAAGCAGAAGACTATTGCTAATAACTTGATGCGTGTGACGGTTACAACATCAAATCCAAACTATGACATTGATAGTGAAAGCCCTTACTCTTTAGTGGCTCTTGGGGAATGCAGTCAATTCAAACTTGTATGCCACGACTCAGAAACATTTCTTAAGGTATTTTCCAGCCTTATTCACAATAATAAGTATGGGTATGTTGATGGGAGTGTTAACTTCTATCCAGCGAACTACACCTGTCTATTGATTGATAATATGAGAAGTAGCAAGCAAGAGCCTACAGAAATTTCATTTGATGTGAACTCTAGTCCAGACGCAGAAACAAGTAATAACTTTGATATGAGTTACGCACTATCACTTAGTAAGAAATCCGAGTTCATTGATTATGTCAATGGATTTGGTTTTAAGTTTGACGAGAGCATGAATCTCAAAAAACTTAAGAACCTACTTAAGACCAAAGCTTAAGTATAAGCAGGGGCTGATGCCCCTTTATCTGTTTATAAGGATATTTAATGAAGGCTAAGAGTGCAAAAGACTTTTATTGCTTCCTACAATCCTATATCCACTCCGTGGAGAATGGTGAAAGATACAATCTTAACGATGTTATTGCATCACCTTTAACATGGAGAATGAGTAAATGGCCTGAAGAGGATATTACACCAACTTCCGAACAACCCACCTATAACCCAGAAATTAAACTCCCAGATTCAGATAAGTTGCTATACCCAATGTTCCACATTGTTGGGCTTGGTACGTTTCTTATGGATATCCAGTATGTAATTGGTAAGGGTTATAAAGTTGAAGGTATTGTTGTTAGTGATGTGTCTCCACAACATAAAGGCTATTTTAGATTAAACGCACGTTTAGAGGCTAAAAAGAAATGATTAAAGCAAAGACTTACCCAGACTTCAAAGAATTTGTAAATGGTTTCATTGCAAATGTAAAGGCTGGTAAGAGGTATGATTTTAGAACATATCAAGAAGCTATTTTACCACTTACCTATAGTTCATATTGGCCTGAAGCTGATATCGCAGAAGTTGAGAAGTTTGACTACAAACCAGACTACAAAGTCCCTTTTAGTGATGATTTGCTTTACAGCATCGGTGCTCAAATGAGAACTTCTGACTTCTTCATGGATTTACAATACGCAATTATCAATGGTAAAGACGTTGATATAGTTTATTGTGAATGGCTGGCAAGAGTTAAGCCTTTCTCAATGTTGAATGCTAAGCTGAAAGATGCTATTAAGCCACCAGCAATTACTCAGCAACCAACAGGCCAAACAGTCAATGAGGGCGGTACACTCACTCTAAGTGTTCTAGCAACTAACGCCACTGGCTATCAGTGGAAGAAGGATGGTGAGGACATCCCCAGTGCCACTTCTGCAACTTACACAAAACAATCCGTAGCACCTTCTGACGCTGGTTCATACACTTGTGTTGTATCTGGAGAGGGTGGAACAAGTGTCACCTCAGATGCAGCAACGGTTACTGTTAACGCACTGCCTGTGATTACACAGCAACCTTCTAGCCAGACCATTAATGAAGGTGGAAACATCAGTCTATCAGTGACTGCAACAGGTGCAACAGGTTACCAGTGGAAGAAAGATGGCTCTGACATCCCTTCAGCTACAAACGCTACCTATAGCAAGTCTGGTGCACTGCCAGCAGATGCAGGTTCCTATACTTGTGTTGTAACTGGTGCTGGAGGTTCTGTTACTTCTAACCCTGCAACAATCACGGTAAATGCTTTGCCAGTTATCACTCAGCAGCCAACCAATCAAGAAATCACTGAAGGTGATACCTTGACACTAAGTGTTGTGGCTACTGGTGCGACAGGTTATCAGTGGAAGAAGGGTGAGGAAAACATCCTAGACGCAACTACTGCAACTTACACCAAAGAAGGTGCAACCACTGCTGACGCAGGAAGCTACACCTGTGTAGTTACTGGTGCAGGTGGCTCTGTAACATCTAATGCGGCAACAGTTACAGTTAACCCAGCAGGGGAGGCATAATGCAACTCTCAAGAAAAGGTTTAGAAGCTATTAAGTTCTTTGAAGGTCTGAAGTTAGAGGCTTACGAAGACTCTGCCGGAATCCCAACAATCGGGTATGGTACAATCCGTATTGACGGAAAACCTGTTAAGATGGGTATGAAAATTACTGCTGAACAGGCTGAACAGTATCTTCTTGCAGATGTTGAAAAGTTTGTCGCAGCAGTGAATAAATCTATCAAGGTTCCAACTTCTCAGAATGAGTTCGATGCACTTGTAAGTGAAACATACAACATCGGTATCACAGCTATGCAGGATTCTACATTTATCAAGCGCCACAATGCTGGTAATAAGGTAGGTTGTGCAGAAGCTATGCAGTGGTGGAACAAGGTTACAGTCAAAGGTAAGAAGGTCACTTCAAACGGCCTGAAAAACAGACGTAGAATGGAAGCTGACATTTATCTTGACAGTGTATATCCAAAGTAATATCTTCATAGGCTCCTTCGGGAGCCTTTTTATTTTCTAAGGAGAAAACTATGAAGCTTTGGGCTAGTGACTTTGGGACTTTTAAGTATACTCGTAATGGTTCGCTTGTACGCATTGTCGGAAACAATGTGGTTTCAAGAGGCGACAAGGTGTATATACGATTTACTGTAGAGCTTGTTGAACTGTCACCTATTGAGTCTGTGAACAATGGCTTGTTCAAGTTTGAGACTTACAATGTCAATGAACATGGACAATTCAACCCTCTTGGTGAAAGTGGACTTGATATTATTTCAGAACACCCGTTGACAAAAGAACAACTTGCAGGTTATTATAAAACTGTTCTTGAAAGGCAGTTAGCAACACATGAACAAGAAGCTAACTACCATTTACAACATTGCGAAATTTTAAGAGAAAAAATCGAACAAGCAGAGAGAGGTTTCTATGAATAATAACAGCCATATCCATGTTAAAGTTGATGTCAGCCGTTACAGCGAAAATGAGGAACTAGACCTGCAAGATGCTCTTCTCTTTGAGAAGAATGGTAATCTCCATTTGCATTTTGAAGGTACAAATACATATCTCCACAGATGCCGAGATGATGTAGATGGTTGTCCTGTTTTTGCTTGGTACAATTTAGAGTTTCCTCTTTATGCAATCCATTATCCAGATGGTGGAGAAGACTGGACAACTCAATCAATCTTTGATGAGCTTAATGGTATTCCTGTTGAGCAAGAAGAAGAAGAAGAACCTGTTGAACTCACCTTCACTTTTATCAAAGAAGAGAAAGTAGGTGAATTGTCCGTAACTGAAGCAATTCAAGTCACACAGGTTATCCGTTAATGAGTAAAGTACAGGTTATTTTCCCTATTTGTGACTTCTCACTAGAGCGTGAACTTGACCTGTACGAAGAAATTACTGACGAAATCATCTGGTCTGTTGTAGAAGAGGCTATCAAGAAACTGTATAGTGGCCTCTTAAATCCATCAAGCAAGAAGTTAAGCACTAAGCAAGTAGCTGACCCATATATTTCATACGATGCCTACAACAAACCTTTTGAGAATACCTGCTTTGACCTTATGGTAGGCAATAGCAAAGTCAACTATTTCTTCGTCAGAGAGTTTAACGATGAGTAAGCTCCATGTCACAGTGTACAAAAACTTCTCAGATATCAAAGAGTCTTTAACAAATAAGCTTGACTTACAACGTAAAAGGCTCTTTTTAATGTATGATATCGACAACTACAACCATCCTAAAGAGTTTAACTACAAAGATGGTACGAAGGTCGTTGAATTTGAAGATTCTGTAACGGTGTATGTCAAGCATGACTTACCAGCAAAATACATAGGAATGTTAGAGTATTACATATTCAAACATACTGGTATGCGTGGTGAATCTGTTAAGATATCTTCTATAGAGGTTTTTGAGAAACCTAACACACAACTTAAAAAGTATTTAATGAGGAAACTGTAATGTCCGAAGAGCAACAGGATATCATTCCACAAGTAACACTTGTACAACACTTTGGGAATATTGAAGGGTGTGTTGCACTTTTTCAACCAAGCATCAATTCCCCTGCAAAAGTTTGCAAGTTGACTATGAATGTTAATAACATTAGTGTTTGCCTTGTTGATGAAGTCCAGTACTTCAAGTTTAATGACAGAGAGGTTGATGCTGCACTGTTGAAGTATCGAGCAAGCCTCGAAAAAGACATCGACCACAAAGAACTTGTAACACTGTTTGGTGACCTTCACAAACTTCTTGAAAAAGTTATGAAGCGCACATACTACATGAACAACGGTTCAATTATCACCACTTTAATTCCACCATGTATTTCAGAGCCAATTTTAACTGATGAAGGTGGATACTACGTGGTGGCATCAGCAGATTCTGACTGGTGGATGAAGAACACGGCACTTAAGACGGTTATCGATGCTATCCGTGAACATATACCTTCATTCAGCCCGTGGAAAGGTAAAAGTGACGATTTTATCGCACTATTGAGTGAAGAGAGTAACAAGCGTAGCGCATTACTGCCTAAAAAATACTCTTGACCAAGTATACAATATTAACTATGATGGGAGCTATCGAGAGGTGGTTCCCTTTTTAGTTTCTGGAGAATAGATATGCCTAAAGTAAAAGAACACGATAAAATTATTTTGTATGTGAAACAGAACCCTTCGAAGAGTGTTGAGGCTGTTGTGACACATGTCTCGCATACTGGCACAGTTTATTTTCGACCACTGAAGAACTTAGACTTTGACATAACACCAAACCACACATTTAGTACCTCTGCAAGACTGTGCGCAGGGACTGTATACTCAACTGCTGAGATTGAGTCTTTAGCTTTCACAGGTGCTTACAAGAACTTTATAGGGATTGCTTTAAAGGACTCTGAAGAATCTTTTAAATTTTTCATGGATGCTGCTAAAGGTGGTCATACACATCTCATGCCAGTATTTAAGAGAGTTGATACAGAACTTACCAGTAAGTGTAAGGAGCTACATAGCAACTTAGATGAACTTAAAACATCAGTTACAAAGACTACTTATATTATTGAAGAGAATCACTTAGAGCATCTTTTCAGACATATGTTAAAAGCTGGCTTTACTCCAAACGAAATTACAAGAGAGACTCAACGTCAGTTCAGAAACGCTATGGTGAAAGAATGAAAAAACTAACTACAGTTGAAGATTACTACAATCTGTCCTTATTAGAACAATACCGTAGAAGCCAGAATATCAGAAAATGTTATGGTAAACATGCTGAAGGTGACTTTTACCGTTGCTACGATGCAGATTTAAAAGGTGTAACACCTAGAGGGAAAGTCCTGCAAAGACTTGTTGACCTTGAGTGGAACAAACGATTGAGAGAGGTTGGAAAATGATTTACGAAGAAAGATACAAGATAGATTATCAGGATACTCGCCATCATACTTCCCTAAGAGTAACTAAACCAAACGGGGATACTGGTATCATAGCACACTTTGGTGGTGATTATTGGTACGGTACAGGTTGCTTTGAAGGCTACAATAAAGAATACTTGAAAGCTTTCTACAGAGATTTCACAAATGACTACAACAGGGTTGTTGACGAAAAGAATAAGTGCATTAAGCATGAATACCATGCCAGAGGTTGTCTGAGTATTGCTATGATACTGGTTTTCTTCTTAGCAACATTACTAGCCGTATCAGCAATTAGTTACATAGCTCAAGACTTAACCATTACACAGATTACCGCAAAGGTATATGATGTTTGGTACTTGTATGCTGTCCCTTTAGTTGGTATCATCATCGCACTAATGAGATTCAGAGTTCATAAGAAACGTCTTAAGGATTCTGAGGTTAAACTTGAAGAGGTAAGTAAAGAATGCAACCTACAATTATAGCTGTATGTGTTCGTTTTGCAATCGCTGAAATGATTAACAAGGCAATCTTAAAAGATGCCTATGGAGAAACTAAGTAATGATTAAGACACCTGTACCAATTTTTGGATTCCCTTCTATTGAAGAGTTTAAAGTTTATCTTGACAAAAACTTCTACAATGAGCAGCCTGTTACTCTGCTGAAGAGCGACTTATCAGAGCTTCTTGATATGGTTATCAAGGCAACTTCTGAGAAGGAACCTGAGCAGAAAGCTGAGAAGAAGACTAGTAAGAAATCCGATAAGAAGACTGAAAAGTCTGAGTAGTAACTTGAGGGGTTACTTGATAACCCCTTTGTAGAAACTTAGAGGGTAGCGAATATGCAAATCATTGCTGGTCAAGAACTTGACATCATAGATGCAAAAACACAGAAGTATATCGCAACAGTGAAGGCTATAGGAGTTAGGGATTGGAATACTGAATACCCCATTCAATGCCTTGTGCTGGAAAAGTTTAAAGTGAATGGTATACACTTTTATCATGGTAACTACATCAGCTTTAACAAGGACGGCTATTGGCGTGGTAGTGACCATCCTCAAGCAAATGAGTTTGATATGTGTCTAGTGATACCACAAAAAGTTAACCCACAAAACGTAAAAGATATCCTTGTAGAAGCCTATGAAGAAGGTATAATAGATGTTGTGCATGATGTTGAAGAAGCTTTAAAGCTCATTATGCCACATTTAGAATCTGGAAAGCTGACTTTAGAGATGCTTAATAGGGTTATTCGGAGAGCTTATGAAAATTAAAGAAGTCGTTCAAAAAGCCATGCTTAACAATTCAACTAAACATGAAATGTACATAGAGATTTGTGATAAGCTGAATTGTTCAAGACATGCTGCTAAGGTTCTTGTAAGTTGCTTTATCTGGGAATGCTCAGAGGCTTATATGCAACATGTAGCTTTTGATAGTTCTCACTTACTAGGTGATGTAGAAGCTGGTGAGAAACTGAAAGAACCTGAGATGAAAACAGTTCCTAAAGTTGGTAATGTATACCCTCTTAAAGATTTCAAGACTGGAGAGGTTGTTGCAAAAGGTGTAGTAGAATCTGTTTATCACGATGGTAAATACTTACTTAAAATATTTGAGTATGATAGCCACTACACACACTTATGTGGGATTACATTCTTAGTAACAGAAGAAGACCTCATTAAGAACAATGGCAACAAGTTTGCAGTCCCAGCTTACCAAGTTTTACGATAATGGTGTGATAGATATGGAAAAAGATAACTTAAAAGATGTTGAAGGTAACTACCTAGTACTTGATTGGAATGATATTCGGGAAGCACTATCCGAAGAAAGCCTTGACCTGCTAGAGCAACTTATCTTCTCAGTACGCCATACCAGAGGTATTGTAAACGGTAAAGAGCCACTTGAAGGAATCTTTGTAGAGAAGTCTTATCCGTTCTATGAAGACACCTTGCAGAAAGTTAAAATGTACTTTAAGCAGAAGAACCGTAAAGTAGTCACTATGGTTTCTCTTGGTGGACAAAAGATGTCAGTGATGGAAGACATCAACCCTAAAAGACCAAATAAGGGTGTATGTATCAAAATCACAGGTAAAGAAGATTACATCACAGAAAGTGACTTTAATCTGCTATGTACTGGTTCTGCAACATTTCATGGTTTCCATTACATCATCCATGTATTCCCAATCAAGGGAGATGATATTATGATACAGATACATGATGGTGATAGTGGATTTACTCATTTTTATCAGACCACTAAGTCGTCATTACGAACAATCCTTGAAACACTGATTTAAAATATCTAGAGCCTCCTTAATTGGGGGCTTTTTAATTTTATAAAATTTTATCGGTTGTTCCAACCTCTGGGTCACCATGATATGTGAACAAAATATCTACCCTTCTTAACAACCTTCTTAATCTTACTCTCTATATAGTTATATAGTACTATATAGTATCTTAGTAACTATTTAGTGGTCTTAATAGACCATCTGTATAGCCCTTCTAAATATCCATCTAAACACTCTTCTAACAAGCCTTCTTAACAACCTATACAATCACCTTAACCACCTCTCTATACCCTCTTAGAAGCCCCTATACACCTCTTAATCTCTAGGTTAGCTATGACACTCTCTATAGGTGTTCACTAGGTATTACTAAGCCTCTATATAGACTGTTTTAACAAACTTAACAGGAATATCTTCACAGACCTTATCTCACAAGGTCTAACACGGTACTAACAAGGTATCTTATAAGCCTGTTTATGCCTGTATTTTTAAAAGACTGTCTAGGTAATTATTCAGAATTTTAAAATTTTTATAAAATAGGACTATCAAGTCATTTTTTAGGGTCTTTGAAGGAACTGAAAAATATCTGTCTAGGATGTATATCTGCTTGGTAGCCCTTAACATCCCTGTAACATCCCCTTTGCAGAATTTTAAAATATCATTAACAATCTCTTAACAACTCTCTCAAGCTCTTAACATCTCTTCAGATGTCTTAACAGATTCTTAACAGAACTAACAAGGCTGTAACAAGTTCTTAACAGTCGATACATGGTCTTTATAGTCTCTTAACAGATGACTAACAAGAGCTAACAGGGATTGGTAACAATACCAATTAGTTAATTTTTAAGAGTTATTTTGTTAAGATAATTAACAAGTTCCTAACAAGTGTCTAATCTTTTTAACAAGCTATTAACATGGTCACTATCCCTTTTCTTATCGTTCCCTTTCCTTTCTTAGTGATTCCTTAAACATACCTTTTAAAAGCTTTCTATAGCTCTTTGTAAGCCCTTTTAAGCCTCTCCCTAGTAGTTACACCCCAACTGTACAGACACCTTTTTATAGAGCTTTACAGGAGCTTTTAAGGCTATGTCAAAGACTCTTACAAGGCTTTTACGTTGTCTTAACAGAGATTTAACAAGGGGCTAACAAGTTGCTAACAAGTGCCTTAAAAGCATAACTATGTAGGGATTGTTAAGAAATTGTTAAGAAAATGTTAAGGGGGCTAGCATTTACGTAACTTTTAAGCAACTTTGAAGTCACTTCATAGCCCCTATAACATACTTTTAAGACACTAACAATAGGATTCGATAGATTCCTATCTCATAGCCCTTTCTAGATATTCACAAGAAACTAACGAGATGATAAAGCTTACACCCTTATAAGATTCTTTTAAGGCTCTGAGAAGCTTTATAAAGGGCTTTTAAGGGTGAGTTAATGCAATCCCTTAAGTTAGGTTGATAAGGCTGTTATAGAGCTTTATAGAGCGTTTAAACGGTTGCCCTTCCCTTTCGGGTTATGGGCTTATATTTAAGTTGATTTGATAAGAGGTTATAGAGTAGACTATAGAGTTATTGCTTTTAAGGTCTGATAAGATTCTGGAAAGGTGATGGAAAGAGATTGTATAAGGATTCGATAGATGTAAAAAAGCCCCTTTAAATAGGGGCTGTTGAGGTATCTGGGGCTAAATAGCCCCGCTGCGTCGATTAGTTATAATCTTGTTTGTTGTAGTACAGGGAGACGATTTTTTCTCCCCAATAGTGATAAGTATAACCATCCTTGAGAACTTCTTGTTTTGTTTCCTCCCAGAACTCATCCGAAGGATTATAATCTTTGATGGTCTGACTGATAAGACCTTTCACCATTTCAAAGGCGTTATCAGTGCCTGCAATGTCAAATTTAACATCCAGAGAGTAAAAACCAAATTCGTTAACAGTAGCGCGGATAGTTGCCATTTTTGAATCTCCTAGTTTAAGGGTTTTATGTAGTGGGGAGGTTATCCCTCCCGTTGATTGACAATTTACAGACTTTTGATTGTCTCGTCAATATCTTTTTCAATATCTTTTAAAGTTTTTTCTAAGTTCTTGATATTGAACGTTAAACCTTCACCGAGAGTCTTAGAGTAACCGCTAGTGCGTAAATCATACAGCTTGATTTCTTCCACTTCAAAGAGACTCACCGCCTCACCATTTACAGCATAGGCCATTGACACAGTATTTTCAGGTGCGTTGTAAAACTTGTTTAAGGACTTGATAGAACGTTCATAAGCCATTTTATAACTGTTTAAAAGGTTTTTAACGTGATTGTGAACGTTTTTACACTCATCTAAGTAAAGACCTAAAAACATCGGGAGAAGTTCCGCGACAGCTTGCATAAAGTGAGAAACTACAACAGTAGAAACATTACGACGATGGACGTAATAAGCCCCGTTTTCTGATTTAGTGATGGTTGCAAAGTGTACACCATTGCAACGAAATTCATAGGTATCTTTAACAGGCTTTGACATTACAGCATTTGAACGAATGAAGTTGATAGCTTGAAATTTGTTCATTTTAGAATCTCCAGTTTAGGACTTTATTTAGTGGGGAAGGTCATTCCCTCCCCGTTGATTAGTAATTTACTTGTTTTGATATCTGATTGCAAGCAATTTTTTAAGTTTATCTATAAAGAATCTTTTAAGTGAATCCCTTTAAGATAAACCCCCTCGAACAAAGTTACCAATGTCAAGAGGGATTGTCAACACTTTTTTAGAAGTTTTTTGTAAGTTCTTGATTAACTGATGAATATTTTTTCAGGTTTTACGTAGCTGATACGCTGATTTTTTAGCAAGTCATCCCAGATTAGCGCGGCAATATGAGAATAACCGGATTCACGTAATAGCTTCATTACTTTACATCTCGTTTCAAATCTGGTTGTATAGTGCTCACTATTTAAAACCGTTTTAATCCCTTCATTACTTACATGGATAATCTGCATCACTTGAAAGGGGCTGATATCCTCGCCCTTGTTCCATTGCTCAAAGTATTTTAGGCACTGCATAGGTGTCATCTTATCGCTTACTTGAGTTGACCAAGATGAATCCGCTTTATCGGTAATTACAGTTACATAAGCCATCTTTTGAATCTCCTAGTTTAAGGGCTTTATTTAGTAGGGAAGGTCATTCCCTCCCCGTTGATTGATAATTTACAGACTTTTATCCGGATTGTCTATTCTTTATCAATGATAATTTCATATTGACCATCAACGCTGTCAAAATAAACGCCGTCGCTGTCTTCTGTCTTAAAGTAACATTGAATATCATCACTGGCGGGATAGTCTTGCCTTGCTATCTGGCAAACCTGAATAGCATTTTCTTTACTCCCTGTAAACTCTTCAAGCCCTTTAAAATCGCATGAATGACCGTTACAAATGGAAAGGATGAGGTAAACGGTTGTAAGCATGATTTAAGCCTCCTAAAAGCCCCTAGAAGGGGCTAATCAGTGTTTATAAGGTGATTGTATAGGTTATTATAAAAAGCCCTTTAAATCTCTTTCTGCGATGTTTCCCGTCAGCGTGTCCATGATGTCACAAAAAACTTGAATACTGTCGGACTGTTGAACGCTTTTAGCGAGAAGTTCCAGAGACTCGTCAATATAGTTTAAATTCGGGTTATCCAGTGAAGGCAGACAAAATGGTGAAAACATAGCATTAAATTCAGTGGTGTAAACCTTTTTAATCCAGTTTAAATCGAAATATTCTGTAAAACTTGCCACGCCAGACATATTATCACAAGAATAATCATCGTTTAACTCATCTTCTGGAATATCAAGTTCTAAGATAACAATATTTTGGGTTTTCATCTGGAAAGCTGCGGTGATAGCGGCATTGCCCAGAGCTTGCTGGATACCTTCAGAGATTATCTCTTCCTCATCGTCGCCATAGATTTTATTTTCTGGATAAACGTAAAAATTCCCATCCATATCCGAACAATTCCATGCACCTGATGGCTTATCACCGTTATTAATCAGGTTGATGAAGTTTTCTTGAGTAGTACCGTGAAAGCATTTCATTTTTGAATCTCCTAGTTTAAGGTTGTTGATAAATCTCTTTATCTGGGGCTTAAGATATCATCTTTTAAGCCCCTTGTAAAGTACTTTATCTGTTATTTTTGACAACTTTTAAAACTGCAAGGTAACCTAAGCAATATGAATCACCGAAGAGAGTCCGGCCCATGAATGAATCCTCTTTGATATCTTTTGCAGTGACGGTTTTTTCTACGCCGTGAAAAAGGACTACATCACCGACCTTAATATCTTTGATGTGAGTAGTTTCAATGTTTAAACCGTTGATAATAGCCATCTTTTGAATCTCCTAGTTTAAGGGTTTTACTTAGTGGGGAAGGTCATTCCCTCCCCGTTGATTAGTAATTTACTTGCTTTTAAAACCAAAATCAAGAGAAATTTTTATAGTTCTGCATAAATTGCATCGCAGATATCACGAAAATCGTGATTTGTTAAATTACGTTGTAACCATGTTGCGAAAAAGTCAGCGATTGCAAAATTTGCACCATACTCGACGGACAGCCATACTTTCACGGCAAATCTAAACATTTTTAAATCAAGCTCCCTATTCATTACCTTAGATTTGCCTAACATGTCGGTCATTTCATATTGTGCACCGTTTAGCGTGATACCTGCTGCAACGTCAGTCAGTGAGTTTTTTACGCTTTCAACGTCTAAGATAACACTTTGAATCTTCCCGATAATGTTTTGCAGTGTCTCGTCTGGTGCTGATGATGTAACAGCATTAATCCGGTTAACGGTCAAACGTGCTTTTAAGATTGATAATTCACGGCTATTAATAGTCATTTTTGAATCTCCTAGTTTAAGATTAATGTGGTAAAACTCTTTATCTGGGGCTTACTTTATCGAACTATAAGCCCCTTGTAAAGTACTTTATACTAAATGCAGCTTTTTACCTTTTACCATGATGTAACTTGTTGCGCTATTGCTGTAAACATCCTGATAAATTCTGCGCAAACGTCCTTCGTAGTATACTTTCCAACTAGTTGGAATCTTTTTCCCGTATCCGGTAGCAGTTTTTTGGAATCCTGCAAGTTGCCAATCTAAGATATGTTGTTCAGCTTGTAAATCCTCGAAGTGCATTACACCGTTCACATAGTGGCGTAGGGTTACATTTAAGGTGCGACCGTTGTTAGTAGTATACATTTTTTAATCTCCTAGTTTAAGGGTTTTACTTAGTGGGGAAGGTCATTCCCTCCCCGTTGATTAGTAATTTACTTGCTTTTAAAACCAAAATCAAGAGGAATTTTTTCGTTTGTTTAATTCTTGAACAATTACAGCGTAATAGTCTTTTAAGTCACTGATATTTAAAGCATTTATCAGTGAATTATAATCATCGACTAACTGAAAATCATCTTTGAAGATGTCACTTATCTGATAGGTTTTCGCTTTATATCTGAAGCTCATCTCTAGCCGCTTTATTTGCTCATCACTGAGGCGCCCTAGAAAGCTTTCTACAAGGCTATTGTTAACCTGCTGTGTGATTGCCTTATCTGCTAGATTATAGGCTTTATATGCCTTATATAGCGCGAAAATGGCAATGATTGCAGTGATACCAGTCATTAACATGGTGTTTCCTCTTTACGTGATACTTTGCCATTTACAGTTATCTCATAGGATTCTAATAAATCGCTTTTAGACTTTACAGGACTTTTAAAAGTATCATCATAGATATTAACTTGCAATACAGGTTTTTTATACTCCCTGCAACTGTTCCATAAGCAAATCACTACACGACGGCCTTTTATTTTGCCGTGTAACCATTCCATAACATCATGACTATTCCTTGATGTTTCAATGAAATCAATTTTGTTGAGTAATTTGCTTAGATTTTCACGCACTTGATTTGATAATTTCATTTTAGAATCTCCTAGTTTAAGGGCTTTATTTGATAAATCTCTTTATCTGGGGCTATCCTACCAGCTTGATAACCCCGTGTAAAGAAATCTATTCAGTTCTTAAAGATATTCATCACTGAATCTTTTAGTGATTCCAAACGTTCTAATACTTCAGATTCTGCGTCTGAATTGTTCACCTCTTCTTTTAGTCTATCCTCTAAATCATCGCCGTCACGATAACACCAATCGAAAGCATAACCAAGATAAAAACTTTCTAAAACCGTGTTACCGTTTGCATCCACAACTTTCGCGGCAAGGTTGTACTCTGAAGCCTCTAAATCTCTTTCTAGTTCTTTCTGTAAGCTTGCGTAAGCCTCTTTTGATGGATTTTCCCGGCCTTGTTTTGCATAGTCACTAGAAAGCTGTTTAAGGCTGTAATGTAAAGGGATTGCATATTTAAAATCATTACGCTGACAGTTGGGGTTTTTGATAGTCACGCCGCCCTGATGGGTGTCTGTAAACTTCCAATTATCAAGATTATGGCTTGCTTCAAAGCAATTGACAGCTTCGTAAATAATGGTGAATTTTTCTTTTACAACTTCAAAGGTAGCGTCTACAGTTTTCATTTTTGAATCTCCTAGTTTAAGGATTTAGTGGTAAAGCTCTTTATCTGGGGCTTAAGATATCAACTTTTAAGCCCCCTGTAAAGTACTTTATCAGATTAAATTGCCAGTTAATGATAAGTGCATTTTGTAACCTTGTTTAGTGAAAACATTCACTTTACCGAGTGTTTTTACACCTTTAAAAAGGTTATTTGAACTGCGTTTTAGGGTTAACTGTTTATCAGCCTTTACGCCCCATCTTACAGCAGATTGTTTCCCGTTGTCAACCACTTTCCCGCATAACTTTTTAGCCATAACGCGAGCGTCATCACGAGTTTTTGCAGCAATTACAACGTTTTTGATAATAGCCATTTTTAAGTTCTCCAATTTAGGATTGAGTGGTAAAGCTCTTTATCTGGGGCTTACTTTATCGAACTATAAGCCCCTTGTAAAGTACTTTATTTGTTAATTTTGAAGATAGTTACATAACCATCGCTGCCGATGATTTGTGATGCTCCAGCTTTTTCTACTTGATAGCCCATATTTTCAAGATGGTAAACAGCATCATCATAACCATATGCGCCGCCCTGATAACGTCTCTTATCACATCTTACTAATACCTTTCCACGTCCTGCCAGTGCATTTAGTACGGCTTTTTCACTTGAAAGTGTACCATCTAACATGGTTGCCGTGTAATGGTTGATTCTATTCCCGTTTACATCATACTTAAAATTGAATGCGTGAACAACGATAATGTTACCTTTAAAATTCTCATCAAGTGACTTCTCCAGTGCGTTGCGAAAGTTGTCTTTGTTGATGAATTTAGGTGCACGATATGCCATTTTTGAATCTCCAGTTTAGGACTTTATTTAGTGGGGAAGGTCATTCCCTCCCCGTTGATGCAAATACTAGATAACCACGTTCAAAGAGTCAAGAAAAAATTTTAAAAATATTTTTGGCAAAACTGTAATGAAACGGGCGCACACGACTACCACAAAACAGAACACAAATCAAGAATTATTTTTCAATCCGCTACAAATTTTTCTCTTGACTTTTGGGGAGAGGGGGAGTAAGAGGGGGAGAGGGGTTGGTCTGGCTCTCTATAAAAACCTACCTGCACAAATCTAAAATGATTTTTCTTGCCCGACCTGAGCGGGGTCTGCACGTTTTGAAAATGAAAAAGCTCTTTGGAGATTATCTGCACAGTTTGAAAATGAATTTTCTCTTTGGAGTTCAATATTTTCTCTACAGGTTTCTCTATAGAAATCTACCTGCACAATTCTGAAATGAAAAAGCCCTCCTTACCTGAAAAATTTACCAGATAAGAAAGGCTTGGTCTATTGTGAATATTCTACAGAGTTTCTTAGTTCTTTGCGTCTAAGAAGGTAACTTCTGGTGAAGAGAAGATTAACTCAATATCCTCATCAGTTCTTGCATAGATATAAGCATCTGCATCACTGCCAAATGTTACTGCAATCCTGTGATTGCTCTTCGACAGGTGGGTAACTAGAGCGTTACTCAGAGACATCTTTTCAACCGGAGGGTTACTTTGATGTATCTTACCTTTTCTTCGTCTGAAGAGGGTAACTGCGTTATCTGTGAACACTGCTACACCTGCAAAGTATTCTGGTTCACAGTAGTTCTTCCAACCTGAGCGTAACTTGTGGTATATTTCTCCTTCATAGACATATAGATAAACATCTACACTCTTCATCACCTGATTGATGATAACTGTGACAGCTTGAGGGTCCAGCCCACCGATACCTGCACCAATCATAGGTAAACCAACTTTCTTCAACTGGTTAACTTCACAGTATCTGTTAAGCTGTTTCAAAGATGACTCTAAAGCACTGTATCGTGCATCTTTACCAGTCTTAAGCTGAGTGTAAAGGTTAGCTATACGGCCTTGTTTTAAACGTGCTACAGAGAAATTACCCAGTAAATTTTCACAGGGTTTGTGGCCTATACCACCTGCATATAGATAAACTTCTGTATCGGTCTCATATGCTTTTGGGTAAAGTTTAGAAATCTTGTCAGCGATACCTGCACCCATTAAATTCATACAGTTGCAACCGTGACCAATGATGTCAAACTTACCTTTATCAAATGCAGCAAAGATATCACCATTGATGATTTTTACAATACCCATTTAACATCTCTCCCAAGATTCTTTATCTTCTGAAGGTTTTACACGCTGACCTTCATGGTCTACCCAGATGCACCCACAACCTTCACATACTACTGGCATTGCATAGCCAGCTTTAAAGTCATCTTCAGTGATAAGACCTTTTAAGTCACCTGTATCACGTCCGAACATTTCGATAGAACAATCTTTGCAGAAGTCAGCCATTGATAATTGCCTCTTGAATGATGATACCCTTACCACAACGACTTTTGAAGTCTTCCAATGGTTGTGAGATGAAGCCACGCAAGCAATAACTAAATGCTAATTTTTCCCTGTAGGCTATCACATCATTTGCTGTAAATGGAATCACTTTATTTCTTCCAATGAATACTGCTGACCGGATAATTTTCCGTGTCTTTTTATCTCTGGCTAGAATTACTCTCATAATTTACCTTCTCAGTCAGTTCATATAAATCAACATGCTCAATACTATCAATGTTGATATCAATCTTTTTGAAGCGTTCTATCACTTCGTTGTCAGTCATCCATATCAGACACCAATGATTCTGGATGGATTCTTCAAGAAGGTCAACACAATCTTTAAAGGTTTTTGTATCACTTCTTGTTCCTACTACTGCGATTGTTCCATATAGCCACTTACCATTGCCATAAGATACTTGTGCTACGCCAACTTCTTTATCTTTCTCGTAGTAAACGGCTACAAAGTCTCTTCCATTAATCTGCATTTGTAAGTTCCTCTGTTGGTAATTCACCATTTTCAGCAAAGTATTGAAGGTACGGCAACAGCTCTTTTACCTGTTCTTGATTGAGCTTCATTCTTTGATTACCTACAAAATCTTTACCAACTAATGCTGGGATATCAAGTGTTTTCCAGCCATTATCTAGGTACTGAACAGAGACCTCTTTAGCACCTAACCAGATACATGGTTCGTATGATGAACTCTCTTGTAAAGTACAAATTTCCCCTTTAGCGTCTTTAAATTCTGCATAAGAAAATCCACGATTTGTTGGCTGGAATTGCATAATCATTTCCTCGTTTTAAGAACTGCTAAGATTTCTTTAGAGTCTGGTAAGAACCATGTGTAGTGATTCTCTTTGATTTCTGGATGAGTGTCAACCTTTATTTTGCACTCTTTACCAACATGCTTAAGCTGTGCTGTGACACCTTGCATAAAGATATGACACATCACATTATCCATAATGGTTGGTAAGAAATCAATTCGCATATAAGTTTCTTTTGGTCGTGGCAACAGTAAGTAACCTTCTACATAGAAAGTATCTTGATTCTCTGTCATTGCTGCTTATTCCCTAATAAAATCATGTCAATAAGGTTGTTAGCTTTGATTGTGCACTGGTAAAAGCCGTCACGATAGAACTCAAGGGCTGCTGCTACATCGCTGCCTGTGTTGCCTTTGATGATATACCGTGATTCTTCTTGAGTGTACTTATCACTCTCACTTACTTGGGAGTTTTTGAATGTACTGTTCACTTTGTTCGTTGAACACCCTGACATAATTATCAGTAACACAAACATTATAAAACTCTGGCTTAGTTTTTTCATATGTTAGTACCTCTTTTGTGTGCTTATTCTTAGCAAGCACATCTTTCAAATCATTTTTGTAATTGGTGCTCAGTGTAACTAATCCTTCCTGATAAGCATCTTTAGCAACACTTATGAGCTTTTGATTGTTTAGCTCAGTTTCAGCAACTTGGTAGTCTCTGTAAGAGTACCCTCCCCAGACACCCGCCCCAACTAAGAAAACAATTATGAAAGTAGCTTGACAGAACTCTTTAAATGTCATTTAACAATCTCCTGAAATGAAAAAGGCTCCCGAAGGAGCCTGTATCTTAACCTTAACCGAGGACTTTAGCAAGGATATTCGCAGCCATCGAAGAAGCTTTTGCAGCAGCAACTACGCCAGCTTTGACAGTGCTATCCTTAATAGCAGATACCGTTGCAGCATCAGTAAAGAGATAAGTGATTGTTTTGGAACCACTTGTAAAGGAAAGCATAAGAGTAGTTTCCAGATTGAAAGAGCGATACGGAGCACCTTCTTTAACGATACCTTCAGCACCTAACTCTGAAGCCTTACCCATATCATAGATAGTCATCAGGTTTTCTTTGTGTGCAGTCGTTGAACCAACACCTTTTACGTGCTTCTTAACGTTCAACAATGCACGATATTCACGAATGCTACCATCAGCTTTTACATTAACAGCACGGAAAATTTTACCTTCAAAGTTACCTTGAATCATTTTACGAACTACTTCAGATTTGTTTGCCGTATCGTCCAGTGCTACCGTAATGATATTATTCATAAGTTTTCTCTCAATGTTTAACTAACATGGTTTTAATGTGTGGAAGGATTCTGTTCACCTTCTGCACATTCTTCTCTGTATCTTCTATAAAGCATACTATATTAAAGTAAGGCAGAATGCAAGACTGAATCATCCTCACTTTCAAACTTTCTGCACTTATAGAGTTAGTCCCAAAACCACGCATAAAAAGCATGTAATCATGCTCTATGTAATGCCTTAAAAACATCTCAGTAGGTATTCTCTGAGATTCACCTCTCGCTGTCAAGAGTCCAATGGCGGCATGATTAGCAATTGCATCAATAATATTGAAAACATACGTTGGTTTTGCTCTTACAGAGTCAAGCAAATTAGTGTACTGTGAAAATGACCCATCAATCAATTCCGTTGAGCAATCTTCGTGATTAAAATTTGTAAGAACACCATCAATGTCTGCTAAGATAAGGTTACCTTTTTCTACAAGGTCTTTATTGACTATGACTAAGCTATCACGACTTACGCCTATAGTTTGTCCAGTCTCTTTATCTACAACATTCACAATTGGCTCTGATGTGTGGAACTCTTCGAGTGAACATACAACTTCTCTTGCAGTGTCTTCAAAATCCCTACACTGTTCTGGAGTCCATACACAGGAATCAAGACCTAACTCATGAGGATGTAAGTCGTAAGCATGACACAGTACTTCATCAGACTTTTTTAATTTTTTCATGGTTTACCTTAGAAATGTTTGTTGCAAATTCACATTGAGCGATAACTTTCATATTGTTATAGACATCTTGAGAGTATTTCTTAGCTTTAGGGATTTTGTACGAATACCCAGCATTATATGATGCTAAAACTTTTTGTAAAGTCTTCTTTGACTTTGGGTGACCATGTACCTTTGTCCAAAACTCAAGCTCTTTGTGAGTTTCCTTCGCAGCATAATCAAAGTCTCTTAAGAGTTTCTTTTTAGCCACATTAGGGCTAATTTTGTTACGCTTTACAACAGTCTTCAAGTGATTCTGGAAAATACCATAATCATGTGTCTTTTTATTCTCTACCTTCAGACCTAACTCTGACTCTTGTAAGGCTATAGCAGCTAGAGTGATACCCCAACCTTTACCCATATTATTCTCACCATACTGGTAAGCTTTTAACATATTTACTTTTTGGCTAATTGATAGCTCTGGGCAGTCGACTGCATAAGATAAGTGTGCTGTAAACATTAAGCACAAACCTAGAATCAATTTCTTCATTGGTTCTCCTGTTTAGTTTATCGTGACAACAATTATACAGCACTCTGCACAAAATACAAATAAAAAAGGCCGCCGGAGCAGCCTTTTAAGAAATTACTTATTAGATTTCACGTTTACGTTGGGAGATAAGTTCTCCAGCAGTACCAACGATGACATGTAAAGCTTCAGTCTTGCCATCCCATGCTTTCAGCACTTTACGTTGATTATCAACGATTGCTGCAACTTCATAACGAGACGAGCGCATCTTCATATCGTTGTAATCAGTTGGTACGGATACAACGTCTCGTGGATGGACACGAACCTTCAGAATTGTATCACCTGAGAAACAACGAACATAATCCCAAGCACCAACATGAAGACCTTGAGAGCAAGTCACGTTACGGTTATTATCAACCATCCAACGTGGCATTTCTACAATGTTACCCAAATCATTAGGTACTCTGTAGGTGTGGGAGTCAACCAGCTTGCCTTCACGAGTAGATACTTTCTTCCAACCAATGATGTAGCCTTCTTCATCAATTTCAACATCAAGGTGAGATACGAAGCCCCAAAGTTGTTCTACGGAATCTTTAGATGGGTTTTCCATCAGTTTTTCGAAGAACATCACAAGGCGTTCGAAACCTTTATCTCCAGTCTTCATCATGTGAAGAATACGGTCAACCAGAGTAGAACGCATCTCAACAGCACCGTAGAATAACTTGTCACCTTTGATTGTGATAGCACCCTGAGTGAAGTTTTCGATAGACTTACGAATGTTCATCAGTTCAAAGGCTTTCTTAAACTCACCTTTCACAACATGAACTACAATCTCTTGATAGTTCGGATGAGTAGACTCAACAATTTCAGATTCTGAACCGTAAGTCATAATTACAGAGTCACCAGTAATCATGTACTCAATCTTGTCATCTTTCTGCATAGCTTCGTGCAGTTTATTTACTGGAGCTTTCTGTACAGCATCTTTAACAATCTTTTCAACTGGTTTGTCAGCTTTCTTTTTAAAGGTCTTAGCAACTTGCTTCAAAGTCTTCGTAGCTGGTGTAGAAGTCGCCTTTTTATTCCCTTTTAAGGTTGCTTCATGACGCTCTACAGCACGACCGACTGAACGGGTTGAGGTATTAAATTTCTGTGCAATAGCTGTTTTAGTCAGCTTGCCCTCTTTAACCAGTTTGTAAATTTCTGCGTCAATCTGTGCTTTAGTTTTGGTAGTCATCTTATTACTCTCTCTTGTTAGTTAATAAATCATTTTGTGATGCTATTCTAAGGGGCTTCAAAGCCCCTTGTCAAACACTTTAATCGTAAATTGTAGTCCCTTCTGGAACACACTTCACATCAAAGCCTAAGAACTTACTCACTTCGATAGGTGACACTTTATCCCAATCTAAATGAGAAAGCAAGAAGTTTTCTTGTTTTCTTTTTGAAAGATAGTTTGTCACCTTAATGACCATACGGTCACCAGCTTTCTTGATTTTCTTGTACAGCTTTGTATCGTTGTCAAGGCATTCTTTCAAAGTTTGCAACCTGCTAACAGTGTAAGTGTATGCAAACGGTGCAGCAACGTATTGGATTTTACCGAAGATTGCCTCAACAGCATCTTCATTACCTTCTAGGAAGATAGTTTTGTTTGTATCTCGTGAATAGCAATGGCCACGAGAAATCTTCCTGTTATTGAACGTAAAGTTTCTGGCAATAATCCAGCTACTTGTAAGGTCAAGAACACCATTCATGTAGATGCGTGTCATATACCTGTTATGATTAATCCAATGAACATCAGTTAAGCTGTCGTTCAAGAGTTTCTCATCTACTTCAATCCAGTCTTCTGGTATCTTTTTCCAATTTGCTTTTCGGAAAACATAGACTGTCTTTCCAATAACATTAGCAACTGACTTAGCTACATCTTCTGGGGATGAGCAAAAACATTCACCATCAACTGTGTCACCAATTGCCTTAATGTAAAGCTGAGGTTCTTCAATTGTATCAAAGTCCTCTGAAACCTCTTTATAGGAAGCTACACCTTCTGCTGGAACAGCTTTCCAGAGTTTTACAACACCTCTTACAGCTTCTTTACGCTGATAATGGTGTTCCTTATCAGACATCTTCACAATCTTTAACAAGCTTTTATCAAGTTTGTGTAGATTGATTAGGTCATCTAACTCTTTTTCAGTCGAGAATACAAAGACAATACCATTGTATCTGTGAAACAGACTAGACTCACTGGCATAGTCTCGACATGCACCACGCAAGATTTGATTGCGTCCTACAGTCTTCTCAGTACCATTTTTATTGCGACGGTCATTTATAACAAACAAAAACTGTTCAATTTGGCTTTTACGCATTGCACCAAAGATATTGAACATACTTGCCTCTTGAGTGTAGGAAAGTGCTGTTGCACGAATCTTACTCTCTAAAGAGTTGAACTTGACATAAGCAACTGGGTCATAAAGATAATCTACTTTAGGTATATTGTTCCCGTTTCTATCAACCTTAATATTGCCTTTACCGTCACGTTCATAAATGACTGAGCCGTCTTCTGCGTAGATAATTCCACGACGAATGTTTAGCAATTCTTCTTCCAGAGAATCAAGCTTAACGCCACCCCACTCTAGCTTTGGACACACAGCATTAAACATCTCTCGTGAGTTCAAACGTAACTCAGCATAAGCCTGTGCAGCATCCATGAGTGTAGGTTGGCTATTAACTTTCTTGATAACATCCTTTGTAATGGCTTCAGTTATCTTTTTAGTAGCCTCAATGATAACATTTTTTGTCGTGTCATTCATCTGCAATGCTTCACGAGAAGCTGCGATAGCAACTGAACCAATAGGCATGTAGATGTTTACAAGGTCTACGCTCCTACGGAAAAATTCTGGCAACACTTTGAAGAAATCATCACCAAGTAATGCTTCCATGTTAACAGGGTAGGCAATGTTACCCATCACCACATTAAACTCTGTCCTGTTACCACTAGAACGCCAGCTTTGCTTATGAATCATGGCATCATAAACACCCTCTTCACGGGCAATGACGTTCATATCTGCTAATACATCGTCGTACACAATATTACTTTCTGGTTTTACAGCAAAGTATGAGTATACATTGCCAGCCTCTTCAAAGAACTTTGAAATACGGTGGTCAGCAACTGCCACACGTACAGCTAAACCATTAGGTTCTTTTGTTGGGTTAGTGGTCAGCTTAGTTACTTGAGGGATACCATTCTCAAGATAAACAGAGTACTTATTAACAACACCGTCAACATAGCTAGACACTGTGAATGACTGAGCAATTGCAAATGTGGATTTTGAGCCGATACCCATTGCACCAATGTAGTCATTAGAGTCATTCTTCGTAGAAGCCCCGTAATTTAGATACAAACTCATAACTTTATCATGAGTCAATCCAGTTCCAAAATCACGAACTTCAAAGTAAGGCTCAAAACGAGTAGGTAAATGCACATGGAACGGGATATTCTCTTTTCCAGCTTCTTTCTGAGCATCTACTGCATTACATGACAGTTCACGAATAACTGCCCTTTCTTTAAAGGTATATACACCAGAACTCAAAAGGCTGAACATTTCAGGTGTCATTGTAATCTGTGCTTGAGACGTCTCTAAAGAAGTTGAACTCTTAATCACTTCTGCGTGGTCGTTTACCATGCGCATAATACTTTCCTCTCAGTTTACTGTTAAATTACTTATTAAACATTTTACCAGAACCACCACACATAGGGCAACAACCTGCCCTTATGTACCCCTCTCCGTTACAGTAGCCACATTTTTTGTGCTCTGCAAAGTACTTACAAAGAAGGTAAACAAATACTGCTACACTACCAAGTGACAGTAAAATTTCTATCCAATATGCTTGCATGACTCACCTCTCATATTTTTGTAAAGGATAAAGCTTCTGTCATGTACGATACTTGTAGACACTGCAAAGTTACTTTCAAGCATCTGTTTGTTTGGATTGTAGAAGTTTTCTTTAAACTCGTCAAGTGCAAACTGGTGATGTTGTGGAAGACCTTTTACACAAACCTTTATTGTGATTGCTGCTGCAACCTTTCCAGTCAGTTCTTCTTTAGCTGCTACTAAAATTTTGTTGAGGAACTTATGACCATCTTCAGGCTTCTTGATGTTCTCCCAACGTTCTTCTAAGACAATGTTGATGTTCATTTCTTTGATTTTCATAGTCTTCTCCAGAAATTAAAAAGGCTCCCGTAGGAGCCTCTTATCATATACTTTTAAAGCTGCTTGTCAATATTATTTCGAATATCACCAAGAGTTGTGTAACCGAACTGCTCAGAGTTGCTAAAGACTAAACGTAAAGCACAAGCTGGATGGTCAAGTGCATCTGCAAAACTCTGGATTCCGAGTCCATCTACAGCTTTCAGCTTATCACCATCCCACATAGGTGCTACACCACCAAAAGCAGACTTCTTAACACCACTATCTGTTTTAGGGTCTTTTGCAAGCATAATCTCTTTACCACCAATGCTTGCAAGAGTTGCTTTGACAGCAAATGCAAAGGTGTCACGAGTCATGTACTGGTAAGTGTAAGAGCCTACACCAAACACTACGTTAGAGCTTGCAAAACCCATTTCATACAGACGCTTCAGGATTTCGTTTGCACGTTCCAGCGTGATAGAGTCACCATAGATAAGGCCGATATGCTCATCCATTACCTTAAACCCTTTAGAGTTAATAGTTCCCCCAAAGATGTTGTACAGTGTCTTAATAGCTCCATCAATCTCCGCTACAGGGCGTGTTACAACGTTTGCAGAGCCGTTGATGTAAGCATCTTTCAGCAACACTGTATCGGCTACTTCAAAGTCTTCTCTGTCAACCACCATTTCATAGCCTTCTGCACGTAACCACCCAGCCATAACATAGTTAATATCTTCAAGCTTCATGTTCAGGACGGTGCTCAGCATTGTATCACTAGCTTCCAGCTTGCTAAGATGTTCATAATAAGCCTTCTTAGCACACTCTAAGTGGATTGCTTTATAACCTGTGACAATATGTACAGGGTCTCCAGAGTCAGGACGAATTACCAGTTTACCGTCACGTTCCATAATTTCTTTACGGAGTGCTGGTAAGATTTCTGACACAGTTCTCCAGAAGTTATAAGTATCTGAAACAACACTTGCAATACCAGTTGGGTAAGTTTCTGTTAAGAAGTGACGGAAGGTTTGTAATTCACCTTTAAAGCGTCTTTCCTCTTCAATCAACTCATTACCACCTTCCCAAGCAATGTTTGCACACATTACAGAGTGTTCAGTGGCTGGTACAGAACTACCAATATCAGAAATTGGGTAAGACTGACCATAGATTCGTTTAGCCGTGTATACAGCAGGGAAGCTATCAGTTCCTTTAAAGCTGGTTAAGTGACCTACAGCGTTAAATGCGTCATCAGTAAAGCCGGACATACCACGCATAGCAAAGTCGTGGCACTGATAAGGTAAATGTAGGTCGTTGTCACAAGTAAGGTCAGCCCACTTCTTACAGATGCGTTTGTAGTGCAATGCAATAGTCGCAATGGTGCAAGCCTTCCAAATCTCAGCAGAGAAAGCATCTTCCAGATAACCTGCTACCCAATGGAAACCTGAAACAGTGTTCTGGAAGACAATCATTGGGACACGCATCGGGACAACTGTGCCTTCTTCTACAGTGTATACTTCAACTGGTAGATAACCTAAGTCGTGAAGTGCTTCCCAATGCTCTCGACCGATAGCATCTTTACCCAGAACACCATTCATGACTTCTAAGATTTCGTCAATTGCTTCTTTTTTATCACGTTCAAAGAAAGTGGCGTTCCAATGGTCTACCAAGTAATCCTTAACAAAACGTTGAATACCAAAAGCCACTACACCATCAATTGCCAAAGGGCTGTTAAACCATTTGTCACTACGTGGTGTCAGGTTGAACATCAAGTATTCTGTTGCACTAGGGTACTGGTAAACATGACCAGATTTGTAAGCATCTGCATTTAAACCTGCTGGTACTGCATAAAGTGATTTAGTCATCTTTTAATCTCTCTCAAAATGGGGCTGTCAAGCCCCTATAAAGTTTCAATCAATGGTTGCTACAGTAACTTGTGCGTAATGTGTTAAGCCACGGTCTTTAGCTTCACCCAAAGAGTTTGTAGTGTAGATATGGTCAATGCCATTGTCAAGTAAGTTTTCAACACCTTTAGAGAAAATACCATGAGTTACATAGAGTTCCACACGTTTTGCACCTGCTTCACGAAGATGTTTAGCTGCCTCTATGAAGGTTCGCCCACCATCACAAATGTCATCCAGAATCATGACGGTTTTATCTGTCAAATCAACATCATCAAGGATTCGCATACCAGTAATTTCACCAGTCTTAAGGTTACGCACTTTAGACATTGTGATATATGGTTTATCCACCTCTTTAGCGGCGTCTTCAGTCTTCTTAGCTGCACCTGCATCTGGGGCTACTAAGAAATCAATGCGTGGGTCACTTGCAAAGTGTACTGCCACATCTTTTTGCTTCATGCTCTGAAAACACTTAAATAAGTTTTCTGCAACATTACTGTGAGGGTCAAGAGCACATACTGCATCAAAACCCATTGCATTAACGAGGTTAGCAAAGACTTTCAGTGCTGCTGCATCACCTTTGAACATGTGGCGGTCGTATCGAGCATTTGGTAAGAACCCGAAAACAACGGTTTTCATCGCTGATTTCTGGGGAACAAGACTGTCAACGGCATCCTTAGCCAAAGCTAATGCAAACAGTGTATCTTTGTCATACCCCTGTACAGTAAATATAACATTATCAATCTTACCAGCATTACGCTCAGCAAACTTAACAAAATCTTCAGAGAAGTTTCCACCAATTTCTCCAGATGGGAATTGGATGATATTAAATTTTTCTGTGTGGAAGAGTCTCTCTTGTGCGGTGATGACGGCTTCAATAACAGTTTTCATAGTTTTCTCTCTATCTCAATCAAAGGTTATGTTTGTTACTGCCATTGCAGATTTGCATTTTACAGGGTCTACAACGTGGTAAAGTACACTACAGTTACCTGTGCTGTCTGGTACAGGTTTAACCCATTGATGCTTTATAGTTGGCTCTCCCAAATCTTTGTAAGAGCCATCTGTAAAATTGTTTACCATCTCAAGTGCAATTGGTTCTGGGACATGACCACGTATCATGTACATATCACAACCGTTACCGCCTTCACTCACTAATGGTAAAATTTCCCACTTCTCTTTAGCCATTGTAAGTTGCCCTATAAACTGTCTTGAACTTCAACAGGAGAGATATTGCCAAATCTGTATAGTTGTTGTCAAGCACATCTGGCATATTATTTTTGATATATTTCTCTTGCTCTTCATAGGTCATCTTAGGGGTGCTTAGAAGGCTATCTCCTTGCTTCTGGTTATCAGCTTTAGTTTGGATAAACCAGTTCGCACAGTGGTGTTCACCACCTTTTGTAATAGGTTTGTGGTGGCCTAATGTGAAGGACTGGTTACCTGTGTATCTACAAAGCTTGTTGAGCACTGCAATGGTGTTCTTCACAACAAAACATTCATACAGATTATCTATGGTGTAGTGTGGGTAATATCGGAATAGTACTCTTTCACGAGTACTGTCACGATTCCAGAGAATCATGTGATTTGAGTTAGAAGGGTCGTATTGGTGGGAGTCAATGAACTCTTGACGTTCCTTAAAGCTGAGTCTTAGAACTGACATTGCAGCCGAACGTTTCAGGTTTGACAGATACATATTATCTCCAAAATAAAAAGGGAACCTTTGCAGTCCCCTTATAGTATCTGTTTACTGAGCTACTTTCAAGATGCTTGTGAATGAGATTTCACTCTCATCCATAAACTCTTTTGCTTCTCCAGTAACTTTTACAAAGTTATCTAGGCAGATAATCTTCTTATCTTTCTTGCTGTAGGTTAGCTTAACCTTTTCAATATCTTTCTTAGAGCTTTTCTCTTCATTGAAGAGTTTTACAGCCTCTTTGAATGGTAGATATGAACCATCATTATCACTAATGAACCCTGTACCACAATAGTAGTAGTTATACTCTTTAGCCATAAACTGGCACAGTACGAAAATCTGTAATTTACGAGTGTTATAAACTTTACTCATGATTATTTAGCCTTCTTGTTACGTTTACGGTTACGAGCTTTTTTAGCTGCACGTTTAATTGCTGCTGCACCAGTTGGTCGATGTGCTTGTTTTTTACCACCTTTTCCACGACCTACATAGATGCTTTTCATAATCTCATTAGCCAGCCTCTCATCCATCTTGAAGTTCTGCATAAGGTGAGTCACATCAACACCAGTGAGCATACCTAATGAAGCTAGTGCTGCTTTTACTTTTGATTTAAAACTATTCCAGAGTCCCATTTCATATCTCTCTCAATCTTTTCACAAAATGTTTTAAGTTCTTTTTCAGTGACACAAACGGTTAAGTTTGTTCTGTAGAACATTGTAAAGTACCCTTTACCGATAACCTACTTTACGACGAGACTTACTCGGCTCTCCATTGACAATCGCCTTGCCACCCATACTCTTTTCTCCAGAGGTTTTGGTTATCAGAACCACGATATGGTTTAACTGTTGGTTTAGATGAATCATACTTACCATCAATCACCACGTCAACATATTTCATTACATCTAGGTGAATTTTTTCGTGTAACTGAAAACCTGTCCAGAGCCATATAGTCTTCTCTGGGTAAACAGTTTTAACACGTTTGCATATGTCTGTAACCTCTTGAATATTTCTATCATCCAGAGGTTCTCCACCAAGTATTGACAAACCACTGACAGCATTATCACCCATTAGCTGGATGATTCCGTAGAGGTTTGCATAAGTAAATACCTTACCAGCATTAAACTTCCAAGACTCCCTGTTAAAGCAGCCTTCACAGTGATGCTTACAACCAGCTACGAATAGGCTTACACGAACCCCTTCACCATTAGCTGTGTCAAATGGTCTAATCTCCATGTAATTCATCTAGTTACCTCACCAATACATATAAACGTTCTTTAAACCTTTTCTTCGAATTGTTTTACTCATTCAAACACCACCTGACAAGGAACCTGTTTAGTAATAAATTCTTCACAGTGCTCTTTAATGAAGTCTTGTAATGGTACACAATCTTGTGCGCAAGTCATTAGCATAATGTACTCTGGATTCATGATGTTTTCAAGACTGTAGAAGACAACATCGTCAGATAATTCATGACCGTCTTCTTCAGACCAAGTTCCAGTGACTATAGCTAATTTGTCAAGCAATTCATTAGGCAACGCTACACCATCTTCTACGGAATCACTTAGAACGTTGTCACCTATGTACAATGTAAAGACTGTATGGAATGTTGAGTATCTTACGTGATTCTTTTCGCAAGAGCCACACTCTGAGGCGTAATCTTTAAGCCACTCTAACTGTTTTTGGTTTAACTTAATCATAATTTCACCTTAGTCGGTAATGCACTGAATGCTATAGCTAACCCTAAAAATGGTTTGAAGCATGACCATAAATCCATCTGACCATGATATGAGAAACCCCATTGTGGGTCTGAAAAACCCCATACCATAACACTAACCCCAAAGAAGAAGATTAGAATGTGGAGTATGTATATCATCGTTTTTGATATCTTAAACATTTTAACTTATCTCTCAATTCACAATAAGAGAGTCCTAAAAAGAACCCTAGTAAGACAGAACCTATGAACAACCCAATAATATTCTCTGCCATGTCTAACATCCAATAAAAAAGGTGATGTAAGCCTATCAAGACCCACACCACCTTGTCAAGTTTTACATAGAAATCCTGTCACGAATCTCAGCAATTTTTGCATCATTCATTCGGGATTCACCTTTAATCTTAGTCCACCCAAGATACCCACACACTCTGTTAATCACAGAGATGTCATGTGAATGGCAAACCTCACATTCTTCAACATCAGCCTTTGGTCTGTTGCCACAATGTTCGCAGATTGCTAAGTCAAAGTTAAGTCCCTGATAGAAACCTTTCAACATCCCTCTTGTAATACAACTTTTAAGTGCTGTTAAGTTTTCTGGGTTAGCTACCCTTACATACTGGATTCTGCCGCCTCTACAGATATGGAAGAATGGTTCTTCTAAGTCCTGCTTCTCAAATGGTGAGATATCTGCTGCAACATTCATATGGAAACTGTTTGTAAAGTATTCCTTATCAGAAACACCTTTGATAACGCCAAACATATCTCTGAACTGTTTTAGTTGAGTCCCACAAAGTGATTCTGCTGGAGTACCATAGACGGCATATAAGAAGCCATCTTCATTCTTAAACTCTTCAGTTTTCATGTTAATGTATGCCAGAACATCATATGCAAAACTATAGCTTCCAACTTCATGAAGTCGTTTACCCTCAGCAAGAACAGACAACTCATCAAGAGCAGTAACCCCAAAAGAGGCTGTGAAAGACTTCACAATATCCCAGCCAACCTTGTCAGTAGGTTTCTTAGTCCCTTTGTACAGACCACCTTGTGTGAATGCAAGAGGGTTAGAACTTGCTGGCATATTAGCAATCATCTCGTAGCGTTTCTTGTGGAAGCTGCGAATCATCTCTAGGTACTTATCAAGCTCTTTCCAGAAATCTAAACCATTCTCTTTAGAATACTGGTAAATCATTGGTAAGTTCAAAGATACAGCACCAATGTTAGCACGACCTACATAAAACTCTTCACCATCTTCGTTATGGTATGGTGATAAAAATGCTCTACACTTGTTGTTCAGGTAAGTTCGCTACGCTTACCCCGCTTTATCCAAGCTGCTTACTGTCACCAGTAAGTCCAGACTATATCTTCTACTTATTTCTAAGTAGCGTACCATTTCGAGTCGCTTGACCCTACACCGCTACATTCATCACGGTTAGTCGTTCGGCATTTAGATGTATTCAAATTCATGTTCAAAGTTATTATGCTCTTTTACACCCTTCAATATTGAAGAGATAGTCTTGCGATTATATCCGAGTATATTGGATAACTCTCGTATTGACTTAGCAACAATAACTTCTTTTGTCACTTTGTGTGTAGCCTTCACAGCATATGAACGCTTACAAAACTTGTAGCAACCATTCTCATAACCTTCTTTAACATTCTCAGAATGAGTTCCCCATTCTAAGTTAGAAGCATGGTTGTTCAGTTTGTTATCATCTTTGTGTTTTACAATTGGAAGATTGTTTGGGTTAGGTACATATTTCTCAGCAACTAACCTATGGACATACATGTCACGATTCTTCTTACCGTAAAACTTTACTTTCATATACCCAGTGTTGGATTTCCACTGTGTAAGCTCTACACCATTTTCTCTAAAGACTCTTCCGTCTTCAGTAACATGATAATTTGGCATGTAATACTCCTATGTTATATAGTTTCTTACATCTTACATCATTTAGCACAGGATTGTCTACATCTGTAGAGTTTCCCTGTTTAGGCACGTTTTAGATGAGCTATAGAGCCTGTTAACCCATCGGTGAAATAACCTTACCAGAACGCTCAAAAGCCTCTGCTACAGCACCATGACCAGATACACTTAAGAAGTCTGGATACATTGCTTTAGAGCAACACTCAATAGCTTTACTGTACAGGTGACTTTGACAGATATTTTCATCATGTCTCTTCTGGTCATAAATATAAACCAGTTTAGGGAATACAACAGGTTTCTTGCTCTTACCTTGACCATTCATACGAACATCTAGGAGGGTACTTGCAATCATATATTGCAGTCGGTTATCTTCATTGGACATATCTGAGTCAAGTAACCCGAATGTCAAAGTTGTGAATGCAAAATCCCCACGGCTACAAGGTACAGTGTTTAGTTTCATTTCAAGTGACTGGAAACCTTGAGTCAGTTCAATCTGTAGCTGCTCCATGACATAATTGTGGTAATGTTCTTTAGGAATACCATAAGATGCTGCTTTCTCAGCATGATAGCGTAGAGACTTCTTAGCATACGGTACAAGTACCTTATCAATCTCTGCTAAAGTAAAGCCACCAAATTGCTGTGCAGTTGCTGAAAGAACTACGTCACCAATAACCTGTAAGGCTGACAGTACAGACTTTGGTTCACAATATTCAATGCCAGACATTTCAAAGCCACCTTTCAGCACTTTACCAATGTCAAACAGGCAACAGTTGATACCACCAAAAATTAGGTCTCTTAAATCATGGATATAGATAAACCCTTTTTCAATGGCTTCAAGTTCCTCTGGTGTTAAATGGTACTGCTTAAAGATTTCTTTAGTCAGATAACCACGAATAATTGAACCTTTTGTAGAAATTAAACTGCTGTCAAAGTTAGCATTCTCACGGTCACCTAAGAAGAGCGTGTCTCTAGTCTTTTGGTAAAGCTCATCCCAGTTTTGAGCAACTTCTTTACGGTAATTTCTATATGTTGAGTAAGACTCATAAATCTCGTGATTGACTTCTGCCAAAGCACCCTCAACAATACTGTGAATATCGTTTACAGAAATTAGCAAATTATTCTGCTTAGTGGACTTTACCAGAATCCTCATAAATGCTGACTCAAGAGCTTGAGTAACATCTGGTGGAAGCTCTTTATAACCAACTCTGTTAGCTGACTTTGTGACGGCTGCTAAAACTTTTTTGATATCGGGTTCTTCAAGTGAGCCGTTCTTTTTAATAATCTGTACTTTGTTCATTATTGCCCCTTTACATACTAAAAAGGTCTCCGAAGAGACCCTTTCATTTTAAATCTTTTTAGAAAACTTCGCAAAGAGTTCTCTTAGTTTTTCAGTTATACCTAACTGTATCTCTAATATTTCGAAGATAACCCATAGTAACATGGCTCCAAACAATGAACCTTGCTCAAAGTCAGTAAATAGGTTAACAATAAGCATACCAATCACAATAGCTGGTGCATCAACAACCAAACCTTCCCAAATGCGTTTAAGCATTATTCACCTCTGCCATAAAATTCTGTAGCGTCCCAACAGGTTTTAGGTTTTGTCCATCAGTTTTCATGATGAACGGCATCTGACGAACTGGCATCTGTGCAATATCCGTCAGGTCTGATAGTTCATAGTCCTGCCCTAACATTCTCACAATATGGTCAATACCACGAGCTGTTGCAAAATTCTTTGCAGTCTCACATTGAGGGCATCCAGTTTTGGAGTAAATTACATAAGTCATTAAGGAACCTCTAAAAATCCACTATTCAAATCATCTACAACAGTATTCAACAGGTACGCACCGTTCTGTTGCTCCTGATTAGCATTCTGCTCTTTATCAATTTCCATCTTCTTAATCATGTACTTCAAAGGTGGTTCTTTAGGAGCTACAAAATCTCTGGGAATGCCAAACATATCATACAGTGGGGCAGCATTATAGTAAACCCACTCATGAAGAAGCTTTGTATTTAATCCAACTACAGCACGTCCTTCGGAGAAGATATAATACGACCATTTCTCTTCACTTTCAACTACTTCATCTAAGATTACTTTAATCTCTGGAAGAATTTGTTGAAAAGCTTTCTGCCACTCATCATCTCTTAAAGTTTCTTTTAAAACTTCAATATCAATTTTAGTGTGAAGGATTTCGTCAAGCATAATTTTCTGTACCGCTTGAGCAATACCCTGAAATTTATCTTGAGCATCAAGTGCAAAAGTACATGCAAAGGATGCCATAAAAGATATACCTTCAAGTGCAGTCACTGCAAACAGCCCTTTCAGAATCACTTTATGGAAGTGTAAAGGGTCTTTGTCCAGAAGTGAGTCGCGCACATAACTCAGGCGATAGTTTATACCTTCATCCAGTAATTCTTCAAGAACACGATTCACAGTTTTTAATCGGTCTTGTACAGCAACATTCTGGTTAATCTCATCTAAGATTGTTTCAGGGTTTTTAATACATTGCCTTACAATCTCTGAGTAAGTAAGAGCATGTAGGTTTTCAATCTCAGACTGCTTCATAATTGCAGTTGCATAGATGTCATCAGAGATAAATGGTGCAAAGGCAAATGCCAAACTCTTAGCAACTTGAGTATCTGCTTCCCACTGCCACTTAAGAATCTCAAGCATTACACCTGACATTGATGCTGGAACACTCTCAAAATCAAGACGTGATTGTTCAAAAGGGAACTCATCTTCTGACCAATCTTGTGCTTTTTGTTGTTTATAAAGCTCAAAGATTTTTGGGTAGTGTTTATTAAGTGAGTCAAAAGTTTTTCTCTCACCACCTAAAAAGATTGGGTGCTGGTTAATCATAGCGTGATTTCTCCTTTCTTTATCATTTCTAAGGCTTGTTTTCTGTCTAAAACTTCCCAATTTTCTTTGTTGAACATCTCATAAGGTCTTGCGTAGATTTTACCATCTGCTGTAGAGATGTAAGAGATACCAGCAACCCATGAGTCATCCTTTTGTTTTATCATCATATCTGTGCTACTCACATAGTACATCGTTTTCCGAGGCTTGTGGAGCAAGTATATAGGTCGCTCATGTTTTTCTATTAAATCTTTCATGGTCTCTCCAAAGTTAATTTTAGAGGGTCTTTTACGACCCTCATAGTTATTAAAACTAAACACCACAACCCTCGCAATAAGCATCTTGCAGTGCAGATTTACCTACACCAATGCGACTGTTAAGGTAGTACATGGTTTTCATACCTACTGAGTTGGCATAAATCATGTACTTCAAAGCTTGAGACAATGATACCTTCTTAGCTTTTGCATAGTCAACATAGAAATCTGAAGAGATAGCTTGACCAGTGAACTTTTGAACAATTGCATAACAATCAATCAGGTCAAAGGTGTCAATATCCCAAGCAATTTCATAGACATACTTCAACTCTTCATAATCTGGAACAATAAACAGTACGTTACCAGTTGCAGACTTTTTAGTTAAAATAAAGTCACGAATTGGATACAAGCCATTTGTCGTATTAGTTGCCAGTGAAGAACTCTCATTAGGCATGTAAGCTTCTAATACAGAGTTACGGATTCCACCATTTTCTTTAATACGTTGTGCTAAGTCATCCCAATCATATCTTAGTTTTGCATCATGCTTCTCATCAATCTTCTTGTTAGCTGTCTTCGGAGGAACCCAACCTTCAGGATACTTAGTGAACTTCATGTATTCAGGTACACCGCGCTCTTTAGCAAGTCTTAGAGAAGCTTCATGCAGATAGTAAGAGTGCATCTCTGCAAGTTCGTGAAGCTTTGTCTTTCCTGCTCTTGAAGAGTAGTTCACGTAGTTTTTCGCAAGGTAATGAGCCACATTTGTAAGGCCAATCCCAACAGAACGACGCTTCTGAACATGGTTGCGCATCGACGGATACGGATAATCCATAAGGTCAATAACGGAGTCAACCATTGCAAGAGCATAATAAGCAACGTCAGCGTATTCATCTTCTGAAATTCTCCCTGCAACCAAACTAGCTAGGAAGCAAAGAGCTACCTCACCATCCTCTTTCACAGCATCATCTCTGTAAAGGTCTGTCTCTTTCTCAAAGCCGTACACTGGCAACACAATTTCCATACAAAGATTTGACATCTTCAAAGGCTCTTTAAATGGCGTATGTGTGTTTGCATTATTTGTGAAGAATGGATACACACGGCCTGTTGCATAACGCTGCTGGATAAACAGTTTAGCAATTTCACGAGCCTTTACTCGTCTGTGCTTAACACCTGAATGTACTGCATGACCAACTGCCATAGCAAACTCATCAGCAGATGCTGTGTAGAACATGTCATAGAGCTTTGGTGCATCCTTGTAAGAGAATAGCAACCAATCTGTATCATACTGAACACACTGCCAGAAATAATCATTTGTACCAAATGAGTAGTCCATCTCGTTAATACGTTTAGAAGGAACCGTTGTAGGGTGCTTCAAACGTAGTAAATCTTCAATCTGCGGGTCTAGAGCAGTGTAGAAGTTGTTAGCTGAACCACCACGACTCTTCTGTTTATTTGCCTCTACAGATGAACGTACAAGCTTGTAATAAGGTAGTTTACCCATGTGTTCGATAGTGTTTTGACGGATACCATCACCAATAGTGCGAGTCTCCATCAGCATACCAATACCAGCTTGCTTTGTGGTCATATCATAAGCAACCTTTGCAGCAATACCAAGTGACTCAGCAGTGTCGTTTGCTTTAATCAAACAGCATGACGCATAACCTGATTTAGTAGCTCTTAAACCATTCAGATAAGGCGTAGGAGCATTAATCTTAAGGTCAGATAGGTAAGTGTATAGCTTGATAACATCTTGCAGTCTACGGTGCTTTGGTTGCTTCTCAAAGGCTTTCATAGCCATACCCATAAACATAAACTGTGGTGACTCAAAAAGTCTTCCCGTTTTAATATCACGGATACCATACTTGTCTCTGAACTGTTTCAGGACTGCATAACCATAAGAGATATCTTTTGAGTGCACAATGTATCCTTGCAGGTATTCAAGCTCTTCCTGAGAATAGTCCATCTTCTCCCAAAGTCCTGCTCTCTCCATATTTTTAACGAAGGTAACCAGCGTAGGAACCTTAGTAAAGCCTCCAAAGGCTTCTTTGTAGATAATCCCCAGAAGTAGCCGTCCAGCCATATCTGAGTACTCTTGAGTTTGTTTATCAACACAAACATCAATCATGGCTTGGTGCATCTCTTTTGTAGTGCAACCCTCATAGACACGTTTCATGGCTTCCATAGTGACTTCTGACCAGATAATTCCACGCTTATCTGCCCATGATGCCCACTTATTCAGTCTTTCTGGGTCAAAGCTTACTACTGTACCGTTTGATTTTTTAATTGTCTTAATCATTTTTGAATCCTACAGGTGAAAAGAGCCTCCGAAGAGGCTCCCTAGTTTAAATCTTGAAAATTTGCTCATTCTGCCACATATCGTAAAACTTATCACTTACTTTTGTGACTGAAGAAGTGTGCATACAATTCAGTGAGAACCATGATGGTGTATTATCATCCATAATTGTTTCAAGTTTTTGTGTAACGTTCACATCCATGTCTGCAACAACATAATTACCTCGCATCTTGCAAACAATTCTTCCAAACAAGATTGCACTTCTACCTCTTCGGTCATCACAGTACATAACTGTGTCTCCGTGCTTAACGTCTTGTCCGATACTGTCAACACCTAGCTTAGCACCTGAGATAATGTCATCATAAGATAGCTTTTTTGCTTTAGACACGGTATTTCTCCAAGTTTCTTTTTAGATATAACCAACCGTAGTCAGTCCTTTCTACACCCATAAAAAGTGGAGCCATCACAACTTTACCAAAAGTATTTCTGTGTTGGCAGATTTCAAAGGAATACTCTTTCTCAATATCAATCCCGTATTTGTACAGGACTGCTTTTAAAACTTGTTCATTATCCAGAAGTGTATCTGGAGTCTCACCATACTTCTCAAGTAACGGGTCATTCATAAACACCGTCATAGAGATATTGTAGTTTGAGAAGTGGCTCTTCTGAGCCACACATTCTTTATTAATGTTCTGTGAATCCATTATAACCAACCCCTTTTAACCAGCACTTCAGGTTATTAGCATCATAATTCAGTTTCGGGTATGAGGTTATATGGAACTGCTCACCATCGTAGTAGACAATATCTGCAATCCATAGTCCATTCTCTTTACAGAAATCTTTATCTGCTTTAGAGGTAATTGGATTAACTTCTACAAAACCATCTACACCCAAATCCTTTAAGCTACATACAATACCTTTGCAGATAACGCATGTATCAGATACTACCACAAAAAGTTCTTGGCTTTCAAGCTCTACAATGTATTCACCAAGCTGTACTTTAGGGAGATTTGATTGCTTCATAATCTTCCCATCGGCTGCACGGACAATCGCATACCACTCTTTACCATCAACCACTGACATTCTGATGATACACTCTTGACCAGTACGCTTCTCAATATCTGCAAGACGTTTTAAAGCTTCTTCATAGTCATCTGTGTACTTCAGGTCATTATTATGGCAAACAGCTTTCATAGCACCGTTATGGTCATGTTGTGACAGATAAATCAGACCATCAAGAACATATTGCAAATCTGCCTGAGCATCCAGTGTCTCAATGGGGTCTTTTTCTTCAATTGCTTTTACAAGCTCTTTTGCTTCTTCAAGCATACACAGAGACTGGGATTTTAAAGATTCCCAATACTCATCACTGTAAGGTTGCTTTTGAGTGTTTCCACAACGAAGATTCCAGTTTTTTACTGCTTCTCTTGAGTTAAACATTTGGACTCCTTAAAAATCTGTTAACCTTTAGCTCTCGTGTTTCAATATATTCCAGATGCTCACGTAGCTCTTGACGTTTAAGCATTAGGTGCTGCATTTGAGACTCAACAGCTTCAACTTCTTTAATTATTGACTCTCTGGCATTTGCAAGAATTCGCTCAAGTTCTTCAATCTTGCTGTCAACTTTTGCTACATGACTCACAGCTTTACTTTTGTTAAACATTTTATTCTCTCTCAATAGTTATCAAGCACAATTTGCTTTCATTACCTTATGGATTCTTTTTTCAGCATCTTCATAAGTTTCTTTAGTAATAAACTTAATTGCTGCAATATTGGCATTGTAGAAGAGTCTGAGCTTCGAGTCAATCCTTTTTGTCATTACATCGAATTTATGTTGAAGGTTTGCTTCACCATAGACTAGGCCACCTTTTGTGTAGTAGGTCTGAATAATGTAAAAGTCAAAAAATTCTTTTCCAAAGCTCTCAATATCTTTTTTAATATACTCAGAAGAAGTCTCGTAAGTCATCCAATCACTCTCCTTAGTGACTACCTTCTTCCGAGTCTTCCCAGCAACTTTTCTTTTTGTCACACTGTTAAGTTGTTTCTTTCCTATATAATATTGTCCAGTCTTCTTACAGTGTACTAAATAGACAAAGCCAAAATGTTTAGTGGGGTCAACTTCCCCACATAAAGATACCCAATGACCGTAGGTAGGGCAATTGCCAAATCCTTTAATCTTCATTCATACACGGCTCCCAATTATATTTCTTGAAAGAGAAATTGTCTTTTGGATTTCTCTCTTGATATGCTATCCAGAAATGCTGTTCCATTAACTCTAACGGTGTCTTTGTAACAGTCTGTCCATCCCATGACACATAGGTATAAGAGTCTTTTTTAGCATAGAGTTCATAGATAGCATCAAGACACTCTTTGTAGGTCTCTTTACCATCTAAAGCATTCATCACAGCTACTTTACCAGCACCTTTTAGGCCGAAGTAGTTGTCTGCATTATCTCCAGCAACAGCCTGATAACACAAGAATTTAAAACCTACACCAACTGTTTTTGCAGCTTTTGGTTTTGATTTGATAGGACAATCCCAGATATCACCAACATTGTTGTCAGCAATAAAAATTAATGGTGATTTTTCATAAGTCATATCAATACAATAAGTCCCTTCAGCTTGTCGAAGGTCTTTGTCAATACTCATAAGAGCAGCTTTCTTACCCATCTTTTCAGCTTTAGCAATTACGATTGAATCGGCTTCGAAGCCCCCCCTTAAGAGCTTGAACTCTGGTCTTGATAGGAGATACTCACGACAAGCAACTAAGTGTGTTGGTGTGACAGCATCTTTACGGTTCCCTTGATATTGGTGCTCAAGACCTTTAATGTCTTTATGTTTATGCACACCTTTCTCTGTTAAATAACCTACCCAAGTTCTTTCTTTACCAACAACCTTAAGCCATTCCTGAAGAACCTGTTGAGTAGCCATGATAGCTTCTTTTTCACTCTTAGCTTCTTTCCAAGTCTGTCTTTCCCATTCATCTTCATCAAATGCTAGGCCAAGCTCTTCTACAAGGATTCTCTGGTCTGCTAACCATCTTGCAGCATCTTTTGCATTATCAAATGATTCAGATTCTTCTGCTGTGAGTTTATTGACATATTTATATTTTGCTTTCTCAACTACACAAGCACCTTTATAGGCAATACTGTCAGAGTCAATAAAGACATGTGTAACTGAATCGGGAAGTTTTTTTAATGTGTACTTCTCCATTGTGACTCTCCATATGAAAAAGCCCCATACTAAGTACAGGGCTTTAAAGTAACTTTTAGAGATTAGTCTTCTGTATCGAAGTCTTCATCTTCTTCGTCATCTGGGTCTGGCAAGTCTTCATCGTCACCATCATCAGAATCATTCGAAGGTTTGTGGTCTTTTGCGTCTTCTTCAGTGATTTCACCGTTATCTTCAACACCATCAAGACCAAGCATAGCCAGTTCGTCTTCATCCAGTTCAGGTTCGCCATTAGCACCGTTACCACCAGTGTAAGGTACAAGAGTATCAATGATAAACTGTTCCTGAATAGGTTTTGTCAGAACATTGTTCTCAAAAGTGTAGAAGTGAGTAGAAAGAATCACACTACCAAAAGAACCGTTACCGACTGCAATATCTGGATGAATTACATCATAGTTCTTGTCATCTTCATGTTTGTCAGATGCTTGAGCTTTGATTTTCTTCATCGGCTGTTTAACAGCTACACGCTTACCATTTACTTCTTCAATAAGCATAACAGGGAATGACTGTTTAGCTGTCCATACAGCACCATCTTTATAAGCTGCTGCACGACTTACTTTCAAGATGTAGTAAGTGTCTGCTTCAAAAGGTGGTTTACAACCAAACTTCTCTTCGAAGTCGTCTGCATCAACTGCTTCAGTAGTGACTTTATCCCAACCTTCTGGGTTTTTCTTAGACTTAGTAAACTCTTTAAACAGCTTGTTACCATCTTCTGCCAGAATTGAAACGCTGTAGTTACAGTCTTTGCCTGGGAATTTCTTATCAATGGACTTGCCTTTTCCCGGACGTGGTGAAGTGTTCAGGTAATAAAACCAGACATCTTTCAGAAGGTAACGCAGAGTTTGACGTTCAGTACCGTTGTACTTCTCTACCGGAGCTTTCATTTTAACAACTTTAGACATTATTTAAACCTCTATCTCAATTTATGAAGAGTACCAATTCTAGTTTGTTGATACTCTATTGTCAAATACTAATTACTGGAAGTTGTGCTTATCTTTAGAAGCTGCTTTACGTGCAGTTTTTCCAGTTCTTACACGTTTTTCTTCATAGTATTTTGCTGGTTTTCCAGCAGTGGCTTTTAAGGAATCCCCAAAAACTTTTTCAAATGCTTTAGAGTGTTTCATGATATTCTCCGATATACTTGATATTCAAACACATTTTCTTTCATTATAAACAGCCAACTAATATTATGCTGAGGCAGCGCAATGATGACCGTAATCATGCTCTGGTGGAAATCTTGTTTTATCTCAACTTCCCCATCGCATTTCATGTGGAGCATTCTATAGAACCTATCAATCCTTGTCAAACACTCTTCATGAAATTTATTTAAACTTTTTTCTTCAAAGGAGGGTGTGAACCCCTCTCTTTTATAACTATCACTCAGTTTCGAATGGGCAGTCATCTGCATCCTCACTTAATACAGGTGGAATCGCTGAGCTTTGACGCTGCTCATCAGTATAGACTTCACCAGTCTCACGGTCAAACACTTCATCCTCATAATGAGGCAAAGAGTCATCATAATGGTCTTCAGCTTCACCAATACCAAACTGTTGACGAATATTTTCTGCTGCACCATCAATATCAACACCACATCCAGAAGCTTTGATAAGACGTCCTGTATCTGGATTGTACCAAGTATGGCCAGCAATACCTGTTGACTTACCATGACGACGACACTTAGTTAACTTGATTTTTGTCAAGTTTTTCTTAACAGGGTCTGGGTCAACCTTGTTACGCATTAACAGAATGTTGTTCATAGAAATCTGGAAATACGCACCAGAACCTTTGATATCCTCTTCAGAGATATCTCCACCTTCGGAGTTAGCCTTCTGACCACCTGCACTCTTACGAACGTGACAGACGTTCACCTGTGCATACTGGTAGCGCTTGCAACGACGCAATAGCTCAGACAAAACTTCCTCTTCATCCGTATCTGAACGTGACAGAGCCAACGTAATAGGGTCAAGAATAATAATCTTACAGTCTAAACTATTAACAAGATAGTCAACAAACTCCAGCAAGTTATCTTGGTCAATCGCCCCTTGATGGTCAACGATGTGGATACGACGACCTTTAGACAGTTCTGCGTGTGCTACTTTTAATTCATCCCAATCACGTTCGTCATAAGGAATCTCAGAAATCTGCTTACTTAGGTGGATTGCACAGAGCATTTCCATAAGTTCTTCATAGGTATCTTCTACAGGAATTACACCGATATTATAATCAGTTTCTTTCCAAGCTGAATAAATCATCTCACGAGTGTAAGCTGACTTACCTACTGAAGATGGTGCTGCAATAGTTGTAATCTCACCTAAACCATAACCACCATAAGTTAACCTGTTGAGGTCTCCGAAAGATTCTGGGAAAGGAATCAATGGAATCTGACCACGATTCTTCATTGCCTCAAAACCATCTGCGAAGTTCTTGATACCAGCAGGGCAGTAACGGGGTGCATTGTAGATACGCTGCTTAAACCCTTCAAGAACTGTGTCTTTCTCTTTATAGAACTTTGTCCACCACTCGTTAAGGTCTTTCACACCCTCTGGATACTGGAATAAACGAACCTTCTCGATAGGGAGAATGCCAGCAGCCTCTTTGGTAGCTTTAGCACCTGCTTCATCGTTATCAAAGCACAAGTAAATCTCATCAAATGATGTGATGTACTGATAGTTGTCTTTGATAGACTTAATGTTTGCACCTGATGGGACAGATACGTGACAGTAATTCTTACGACGAGACTTGTCCTTAATCGCAAGAGAAGTCATATAGATTGCTGTCGCACATTCCATCTCACCTTCCCAGATGAATAGACGGTTACCACCTTCTGGAGCAATCCATGAACCGAACATTGCCAGTTCACCTTTAATGTCTCCAACACCACCTGAGAAGTCTTTTAGCTTACCACGTAGGTGTTCTTTTGGATGGTCTTCGGGATAACGGTGACGAACACGGTAGCCAACATGTTCTAGCTTGCCATCTTCATTACGTTTGTAAGTTGGGTAGAAATGTGCGTCAATTTCACCGTCACTATCAATGTCAACCTTGATGCCTAAACGTTCAAGGACTTTTGCAGGAATCTTCCTGTCTTTCAAGTCCATTGCTTCTAGGTTTTCTTTTACGTCATCTAAATCCATTCCACGGAAAGTACGGTTTTTATTATCTGAACCAGTAGAATAAGTGCTCACGATTTGTCCTTTATCAAAATCCCACTCTGGGAAACCTTTATTACAACTAAAGCAAGTCATCGAATAAGAATCATCATCATGATGGTAGATTGAACCAGCATCTGATGAGCCACAACGTGGACATGCACAATGACCAATAAACTGACCAGCCTCTTTCAATTTACGACCTTTAGACATTAGCACCTCTTCGTTGTAGTTCTGCCTTCAATCCATTTTCAATCTTGTCCAGTTCATGAATTTCATCTGCAATCTCTTTCCTTCGTGATTCAACTCTCTTCAGACGTTCAATCATTACCTCATTGGAAAGAGATGAGAGTTCCACTAAACGGTGGTCAATAACTTTAAAATTGTCTTTTACTCTCATCTTCATTCTCTCTTTTAAATCTTCAGGATAGCTCTTAGCTTGCTCTCAAGGTCTGCAAGAGTACCATTATTATGAATAATGTCACGCTCATATTTTGTAGAAATCCCATTTTCTGAAACATGTGATGAAACTTTGTCCACATTGTCTCTTTTTACTTCAATAGTTTGGTGTGCAAATCTACTCAGCCACTCAGCTTCAGAGTCAAATCTTAAATCACTGATTAAAACAACACCTTCTTGATTTCTAAGTGAGCAAACGTCAAAGAAATTTACCATTCGTTTTTCAAGGTCTTTAGCCCAGAACTTGTCACCCATAACTTTACGGATAACTTCAGTGCCCCAAATCTGTTGAATCTGTCTTGATGAGAATTTATACTTCTTGCTAAATCCCAGACGTGTCAATAGAGTTGGTTTAGCAACTTTCTTAAGTTCCATGATTAATCGTCCGGTTAACTCCGACATAAGCTTAAAGTCCATATGGTAACGTTCATCTCTGAAGGTGAACTCCATAGCTTCCGTAACTTTAGTCATAAGTTCAGAGTATGATAAATCAAAAACCTGTGGAGTCTCTTTAGTTTCACCATACAGGTCATTCCAAGTCAGGTCAAATATCCTTGATGCAGATAGCTTAAGGTTGTCTGCATAGGCCATTACTGCAACATTGTAGCCGTACTCATCCTCTAAGATGTTCTTCACAATAGAGCACGAGGTGTCTTTTCCAGAACGTGCCTTTCCAGTAAATGCGATAATATTGCTCATTTTATCTCCCTTAATTACTAAAAAGCCCCCAACTAAGGAGGCTTGTAAGATTTTATAAAGACTTAGTGTAGTTGGTCAGCAGACTCTTTTTCAGCCATAGCTGAGAGTTGCTTCACAAAATCATCACCGAAGTTAATGCGAAGTTTCTCTTCAATGATTGAAGCACCAATATTCACCAAAACATCATTGATTGCTTGCATACTAACACCACCAGTCATCTCCTCAATGAACTCAATACTCATACCCATCATCTGTGACAGTTGGATTAGTGCAACGATATTCATCATCGTAGAGATAGCTGGAATCATCAGTGCAACTTTCACCTGAAGTGGTTCTATATCAGCTACAGAGTCATTTTCAACAGCTTCTTCCAAAGACTCTTTAGTTTGCTGGATAATCTCCTTGATTCGTGGGTTTAGTTCTTCTACGCCCCAATCAAGTTTTTCATATCGTGAAAGTTTCTCTTCCATACGCTTCTCAAGAGCAGCCATAACAGCACTTGTTGATGAGATAAGCGTATCAATAATGAAATCAGTGTCCTTAGTCAGCAACAGTTCCTTATCTTCGTCTGACATCCTGATATAGTCATTCTTTTGCATTTCATAAAAAATGAACTCAGCAAGTGCATCAACACCAACCGCAATAGATGCCAGAGCAAGTGTAGTGTCTGTCAACATCATGTTAACCTGTTCTGCAAAAGCACCGTTATCAGACTTGTCTTCAGGCAAGTTATAGCTTGCAGGCATAAACTGTTCTGTGTAGTTGTTCCCACGAATAATCATAGCCATGCTTTCTACGGCATTGATTAAAAACGCTTCGTCAATACCTTTTTCTTCAAGCATCTTTTCTACATCAATATTCATATTATTTCTCTCTCAGTTGGTTAAGTTTCTTTCTAGAACATTTTAAGTTTTCGGATGAAGAAAAGTCAAGTGTCTTTTCAGAACGTGGATAATAGTGCCTATCCCAAGAAGTTTCAACATCGTTAATCAGTGACGATAGATTACACAGGTCTGTACCACTTTGCAACCTCTTTTTAAGAGAATCTAGTAAAGCAACTGTGTCTTTAGCTTTACGTCTCGCTGTAGCAACATCTTTCATATGCTCAAACACAGAGCATTTTAAGTCATCTTCATAGTTTTCAGACAACTCTATTTCATGTTGTATATCAACCATTCTCCTGTGATGGTGAGCATATTCCCGTTGAGCAGCAATGTCAAGTTCTTCCAACTTCTGCAAAGCTCTAACAAAGTCAGCTATGTCTGGGTGAACAAACATTTTCTGCATGTAAGCCTCTTTTAAGTAACTATTAAGTTTTAATCTTTTATCTTAACGTATTCTATACGTTATACTTTAAAGCTTTTTAAAAGCTATTAAATAATCTTTTAAGAATTTTAAAGTATCTGTATAGTTAAACTGTTAAGTAACCTTTTAAGTAAAACCCACTTCGCAAAGATTAACACCTTGTCAAGTACATTGTCAACTTGCTTTTTATAATTTTTTGCAGTAATGTATGAGGTTAATGATTTTAGAGGGAGTAAAAATGGAAAACGTAGATTTTAAAAACTTACATTTGGTTGGTGATACAGAAACTGATGGTTTACTCCTTGAGTTCACTAAAGTTCACGTAATGGCTTTTGCAGACTATAAATCTGACGATGAAGAGCCACCTGTATGGGTCTTCACAGATGAGCCTATCCTCGGTCACAAGTACACTAAGTACATTAAGGGTGGTTTACGTGAAGGTGTTGAGTTTGCGTTAAAGGCAAAACGACTTTGTATCCATAATGGCCTCGGTTATGACTGGTGGGTTTTCAATCACATTGCACCGGATTTATGGAACTTTGATAATCCAAAATGTAAGCCGTGGAGTAATTTCTTTCAGGATTCTCTTATTCAGTCTCGTGTTCAGTGGATGGATAGACCAACTCCAAAGGGTTATAAAGGTGCTCATGGTTTGGCTGCATGGGGTGCTCGTGTTGGTGTTCGTAAACCAGAGATTGAGCATTGGGGTGTATGGAATGCAGAAATTTTCACTCGTGTTGTAGAAGATATCCGTATTAACGCCAAAACTAAACGGGCACTTGATAATGAGTATCTCAAGCTTAAGAAGTGTGGCATAGACACTTATGAAACCTACATGCGAGCTAAAGAAACATCTTTCTGGATGAGTCAACAAGCTATTAATGGCTGGAAAGCTGATAAAGAGCTTATGGAGTTCCATGTGAAGGAACTTGACAAATTGACTAATGAGCTTGCTTCAGAGGTTGAACCACATCTTCCTCCAACTATTAAGACCAAAGGTAAAGTGACTGGAGAAGAGTTTGCAAAAGCTTGGAATGAGTATGTTGAAACATTTGGTCATGCAGATGGACTGAAGAGAATTACCAAGTACCCTAAGACAAAGTATCGTCAGCAGGTGCGTAACGGTGAGATGCAGACTTATGAAATCAAACCATTTGGTAAGCCAACTACAAAGATTTTTAACATTGAAAAGAGAAATTGCTATACACCAACCAACACTGTAACTGGTGAAGAGTACAAGGAAGGCTTTGTAGCAATGAAGGATGCTCGTGCAATTTGCAATGAGTTGAATGCAAAGATTGGTAAGAAATGCAAAGACTGGAAGCCAGTAAAAACAGTCAAAACTGTGAAGTACTATAACAGTCACGTTGTTAACCACTTTGAACTTGAGTCAAGTCGCTACACAGGTTTGATTGATGCACCGTATACACCAATTGAGTTTGAAGTTTCTCGTATGACTCAGGTAGCAGTTGTTAAAGACTACTTGAAATCAGTTGGTTGGATTCCAGATGACTGGAACTACAAGAAAGACTCAGATGGTCGCCCTGTCAAAGTTTGTCGTTTCAAAGACAACAAAAAGATGATTACAAAGCATCCTAAGTGGCAGGAAATGGTTGAGCGGTGTGGTTTGAGTTATGTTGAGCATGAAGGTGTCCAGTACATTGAGCATAACTGGTCTGTGAAGAAATACACAGATTTGCTTGAGCCTTGCTTAATCCGTACTTCACCAAAACTTACCGAATCATCCTATGATACGATTGAAGGTGAGCTTGGACAGAAGATTGCGAAATACTACACTTTGATGCACAGACGCAGAACTATTGAGAACTCAAAGGATGATGAAAAAGGTTGGTTGAACCAGATTCGTCCTGACGGTCGCCTTAGTGCTGGTGCAATGGTGTTTGGTACTTCAACTGGACGTATGACACAATATGGTATTGTAAACGTACCGTCTGGTGCTGCTGTCTATGGGGAACCAATGAGGGCAGTGTGGATTTGTGAAGAAGGTACTAACGTTGTCTCTGTAGACATGAACTCAGCCCAGCTAGTTCTCCTTTGTAACTTTATGGGTGACAAAGACTTCACCAAAGCGGTAACGCAAGGTAAAGAAGAGATTGAGTTTATTCGTCAAGAAGATGGACGCTATTACTGCAAACACTTTGATGAGTACCTCAACCCAGAGATTGATAAGTACCTTCGTTATGACTCTGAGAATGACCTGTACGTTGTCTATTCAGGGACTGATGCACATACACTGAACAGTATTTACTTTAGCTTGAACGATGAGCAGGACATCTTGACTTGTCGAGCTACTCAGGATGAGAATCTTCTTCATGAGATTAGCAAAGGTCGTAAGAAAGCTAAGAATGGTATCTATGCACTGCTGTTCGGTGCAGGTGATGAGAAGTTTGCTAAGACGATTAAGGCTGCAACTACTCAGGAGGGTGCGCTGACTAAACAGACTTACTTTATCCGTTTGCCTAAAATTAAGAAGCTGTTAGATGACTTGGAAGCTGACTACAAAGCAACTAAAAAGGCACTTGAAGAGGTGTTTGGTAAGACTGCTGCAATCTCTAAAGGGGGTTTTGTAAAGGTTGCTGGAGCTTGGTTGTGGTGTAAATCTCCACATAAGTTATTGAACTATTTGCTCATGGGTTCAGAGGCTCAGATTCAAAATGAGGCAATTAACCTTGCTTGTCGTCGTATGATTGACGAAGGTTTGATGAAGTTAAATGGGCGTAAACCAGCTATTGGTGCTCGTTTGCTCTGTGCATATCACGATGAAACGAGTTGGGAATGTCCAGAAAGTATGACGGCAGAGGTGAAAGCAGTTACTGACTGGTATTATGGACAAGCTTCTAAGAACTTAGGTCTTAAGAAAGAAACACTTGTTACAGGTACTGGTAAGGTTGGTAAAAGCTGGTATGAGGTACACTAATTAGTATTGACAAGGTGCTCAGGGAAGAGTACCTTATACTATATCTTGTATAGGAGGTCACATGACGCTTTCAGAGATTGAAGTTCAGTTGCAATGTGCAGGTTATTCTCAAAAAGAGATTGAAGACATGCTTATTGTTCTTTGCAGTGGTTCTAGAAATTTGAAGGTAAGTCCTGAATTTCTGCGTAGAGTAGATATCTTTATTGCTGGAGGTAAAATTGCAAAAGACAAGACAGGGTACTTAAAAGGTGAACGTGTAGACATTGAGAATTTACTATGAGCCACCGTGGAAGAACCCATGCAGCGATGATGAAAGGTGCTTCAAAGGAAACTATCAAGAACCGTAAGCAGAAGTTGTTTGAGAGAATGAACAGGTTAATTGACAATTCATCTCTTTCAGGTTCTGAGAAGGTTTTCTTGAAAGGTAATCTGAAAAGTATTGCACAAGAACTTATTGACATTGAGTATTGGAGACACCAAAAATGACACTTGCAGACGTTATTCATCAACTTCATGACAATTGCTACACCCCAGAGTTGATTCAGGAAATGCTTATTGTAGTGATGCCTAGCAAGTTCTTAAAAGGTTTTAATCGTGAGGCTTTAAAGGTCGCGCATATCCTTATCGTTGACGGTAAGATTGCAAGAGACCGTACAGGTGTTCTTAAAGGTGAACGTATTGATATTCTGGAGTTGCTATGAAGAAAATGTACAGTCTCTGGGGAAGGGTTGGTAAAGGTTTTGACTGGACACTTCTTCGTTCAAACGTTAAACGTAGTGAATTACCAGAACTCATCACTCACTATTTAAAAACATACAGAGAGGTAGACTATCGTGAACAATAAGGTTAAGAGTTGTGTGAAAACAATGGTTGCACTTGGAGTAATTTTTCTGGCTGGCTGCAACCCATCTTATGAAAACAAAGATGCTTCTTACAGCCTCCCACCAGAGATGCAAGATTGCAGAGTCTATGAGTTATATGGTGATACTACAAGTAGAGATATTATTGTTGTAAGATGTCCAAACTCTCAAACAACAACATCTTATGAGTATGGCAAAAATGGCCAATCACATACTACGGTTATTGAGTGAGGTTTTCACGATGAAAGTCCTAGTAAACTATATCTATCGTTATGATGTTGTTCACTCCACTACAACCATAGCTCAACGTAATCCAATCGTCCCACGAGAAGGTGAGTTGGTTCGCATTGCTGGTTGGACTTACACTGTTGAGAGCATCATTCATAAGTTTGATGTTGCTGGTGATGTTCAAGTTATCGACGTAGAGATTGGTGGTAAGAGAAAATGACTGTAGAAGATAAATTTAAGAACGCAGTTCTTACAGAAGATGGTGAGCTTGAAACATTCATTCTTCGTGTTGATGGTAAGCTATTCCGGTGTCGTTGTGGGTCAAACTGTTTCCATAAACCAGATAAAAATGACTTAGAGCTTTACGCATGTAATGCTTGCAATACTTGGTATCACTCAGAGGTTAAAAATGGCAATCCTATACAAACAAAATAAAGATGGTTCCTTCAACGTCTGGTCATGCGTTGCTGTAGGTGACAAAGTTATCACAACCTATGGTAAAGAAAATGGCAAGATGATGTTTGAAGAGTACACAGCAGAGCCTAAGAACATCGGTAAAAAGAATGAGCGTAACGCTGAACAGCAAGCTCTCTTTGAAGTTGCTGCTAAGTATAAAAAGCAAGTTGACCGTAAAGGTTATGCTTACACAAAAGAGTCTGCACAGAATACTGAGAAGGTAGGTGTACAGCTTGCTCATGATGCTGCAAAGGTTAGTCATGCAAAGTATTTGAAGTTCCCTGCTGATGCTCAACCAAAACTTGATGGTGTCCGTTGTAGGATTTCAAGAGATGCTGATTCAGTTAGTTTCACAGCTTATTCTCGTGAGAATACTGTTTACAACGTCCCAGCAGAACTAATCCCAGATTTGCTTTTATTACTTAAGTTACATCCACAAGTTGAAGATTTTGATGGTGAGATTTATGCTCATGGTTGGGATTTAGAAGATATTGTATCTATGATTAAGAATGCTGACAATCCAGACCGTCACCTTCTTAAATTCTACTGGTATGATATCTGTGACAATTCAAAATCTTGGCCTGAGCGTCGTGAAGTTATTGATAACTCACCTATTGTTGAGTTTGGGGATACCTGTAGAGTTGTTCCTGTACAGACTATCCGTGTAAATTCTTGGGAAGAGTTTGATGAAGCTCATGATAAATGGGTTGAAGCTGATTTTGAAGGTGCAATGTACCGTTCAATCTCTGAAGACTCCTTCTATGAGTGTTGCCACCGTTCATACTTCTTGATTAAGCACAAGAAGATGCACACTGAAGAATTTAAAGTGACTGGTGTAAAGACTGACAAACGTGGTCATGGTAAGTTCGTTGTAGAGACTCTTCCTAACGTCTTTGTAGATGTCTCATGGAAGACTACTCATGAGAAGAAACAGTATCTTGCTGAGCATCCTGATGAGTTTATCGGGAAGCCTTTGACGGTTCAGTTCCAGAAGATGACTCGCAAGGGTTCTTTACAGTTCCCTGTTGGCCTCGTTATTAGGGATTATGAGTAAACTATGCTAAGCATAATCATACTATTTGCATTAGTTATCTTTGTGTTGTCTTACATCACAAGTAAGCTTTTGGACACATCTTTTGCAATGGGTGTCTTGTTTACAATCTTTTGTTTCGTGACGCATATAGCTATCAGAACTTTTTTATAAAAAGTTGTTGACATAGAAAATTTGGTGAGTATACTGAGCAGCATAAACCAACGGGTACTCACCAGCATCACTTAAGAGTCTTCTAAGAGGGTTTTTAAGTGATGTTTGGTAAAGTATGGTTCTGTCCGGTAATGCGATGTATGCTATGGTTTGGTGTGGGTAGTTAGTCTCAGCTACATAAAAATGAGACTTACCTTTTTAAAAGGTCTTTAAGAGGGTCTTTTAACAAGGTATTGTATGGTTTAGCTTGGTTTGGTATGGTAGGGTGCGGTAAAGTAAGGTATGGAAGGATGGCAGTAGCCTTATAAAAAATCTGCCAAATAAGCTATAAAATCTGTTGACAAGTCAGGTGTTATAGCTTATTTTTATACTCAATGTAATACAAAATTTAATATAACTTTGAGGTCATTATGAAAAAGATTTTATTAGCTGCTGCAATGGTTATGGCAATGAATTCACCAGTCAATGCAACAGAACTTCCAAATGTGGACTTATCAGGTGTTCCAGAAGACACTTGCCATATTGTAAAAGGTGTTGCTCTAGCTAAAGGTGAGCTACTTAAACCAATCTCTGAAGAATCTTTAACAGAGATGACTGATAAGGTAACTGACTATCAATATCGTGTTCTTGCAGAGTATTTCCTGCAATCTGCAAACATTAAAGAGAAACACCATGATGATATTGATGTACAGGCTATGCTCAACCATCGTATCCAGTTTAAAGAAGATTTGATGCAAAAAGCTATGTATGGTGTTGAGTATTTCTTAGAAAACAGAAGCTGCACAGGTATCTGATATGGCTCTTAAAAAGTTACATCCCAGAAGCGGTTATGGTAAGATAATTGATGATACAGACGGCTTTACAGTCTTTACAGTTATCTGTCAAGATGATTCACAGATTGAAAAGGCTCTTGATGATTACCTTAACGATGAACGTGAAAAGGTTAGGGCTACAAACATAGATTCATTGATTGACACTCCACGCAAACGGAGGAAGAAAGATGAATGAGGTTTTTGACCCTTATGCTCCACAAGATGATTGGGAGGCTGACAGAGAGGCTGAAATGGAGAGTTATATTTGTCCAATGGATGTAGACGAAATGAGAGATTTCGTTGCACATCGTTTTAAGAGAGAGATTAAATCCAGAGGTCTTTCTCAAGAGCAAGTTGCTAAAATTTGTGGTATCTCTCAGGCTCGTGTATCCAACATAATCAATCTCACTGGTAATGTCTCCCTTGAGTTTATGTTGGAAGTATGTGAAAAATTTGGTGTTAACTTTAATTTAAGGCTGGCAGATTAATATGAAACGTGAAAACATTATCCACTCTGAAAACTTCGCATTAGGCTTTTATGGTGTACCTACTCACCTTGAAAAGTATTATGGTGTAAAGATTCTTTCCAATCTCATTATGGCTTACAAAGATGGTAAGATTAAGCATACTGAGAAGAAACGTGTCATGGGTTATATGGCTGTAGGCTCAGCAATCTCAAACATTAAGCTGGAAACAACTAGCAGCCAGATTGTGAAAGACCACTTCATCAAAGAACTTTACCACAATCTTGATGGTGTAGATGTTCAGGCTGTTTGGCTAGATGTTGATGGTCACAACTACACAAGTTTTGTCTTCAAAAACGATGACATTAAGTGTCTGTTCCCATAATAGGTGATTAACTATGATTGATGTCTACTTACAAGATGCTCATGCAGATTTCCTTAAAGAGATGCTTAAAAAGTTTATGGCTTCACAGTATGAGAATGAAGCATCTTTTAAAATAGTTACATGTGGCGATGAAGCTGGTTTTGTTGAGATTGAACATGAAAGTACTGGAAAGATTGTTTGTAAACTACCTGACAGTATGTTCTCTAGTACGTTCTTAACAAAGACTAGTATAAATGTTAAGCTTGTCCCTCAGATTGAAACATACTCTGGTACAGATTACCCTAAAGGTTTTAAATCGCTGATGAAGTACTTCTTAGATGACTTTGTGGGTAATCTTCTGAGGGAGGTAAAAGAAAGTCGTACAGTGTTGACTGTAGAGAACATGGGAGGAACTATCAAGGTCACTTCTGACTGTTTTGTTATGAGCCTCTTCGACTTCGTTCCTAAGAACTTTGATGGTATTCTGGATGAAGAAGATGACTGTGTAGACTTTATATTGGTTCTTGAACCAGTTTTTGAGGTTAAATAGATGAAAATTGAACACTGCTATGAGTCTGATGGAACACCTATCCGTTGTCCACATTGTGGGTGTACAGACTTACAAGGTGAGGTAAGTGAAATAGTCAACGGTCATATTGCTGAAGAAAGTACCCGATGCACAGGGTGTAATGAAATTATCGCTTTCTGGGCTTATGGTTCATACCAACCCTCTCCACATTTTATCTACCATCATAGTAAAGTTGTGAAGAGTGTCATCAACTGGTTCATTAAGAAAGGGTTTACAAAATGATTAAGCTAATATTTGCAAGTGGTGAAAACGGTGAATTTGGTACTCCAACTGGTATGCCGTGGCCTCGACATAAACAGGACATGCAAGAGTTTAAGAGACTCACTAAAAATAACTTAGTAGTCATGGGTAATGAGACTTTTAAGACTCTGGGTAGTAAACCTTTACCAGAACGTGCAAACCTCATCTTAACAAACTCTGTACCATACTTAGGTATAGACTTTGGCAAAGATGATGTAATGTATGCTAAAGCCAGTAAAGAGTCATTTGGAGCATTTTTGAAATATCTTGATAGCTCTATTGATGAAGATGTCTTTGTAATTGGTGGTGCAGGTGTCCTTGTCAATGCTTTACCGTATGCTGGTGTGGTGTTCCATACAGTCTTCCATAAAGTTACTGAAGAGGCCACTGTGCATTTACCTTTTGAAAACTTTTTTGAGAAGCTGTATGATAATCGTGTATTTACAAAGGTACAGTCAAAACCATCAGAGGATGGTAAAGCAACTTTTGAAATTTATGTTCCACAAGTGAAAGGACACTTTTGATATGTCACAAGCAGATACAAGTTACAAAAATATCCTGAACCATGTTTTATCCGTTGGTGAACTGCGTACTACACGAACTGGAGATGTTATCTCTGCATTTGCTCCACCTCAGTTTCGTTTTGATATGCGAACTGGTTTCCCGCTCTTAACATCTAAACAGGTGTTTACACGGCAAGTTATTGGGGAAGCTTTATGGTTCCTGAATGGTGAGAATAAGCTTGGTGAACTCCGTTACCGCACATGGGGTGAAAATGACGGAGAACGCTGGACTATCTGGTCAGATGATTTTAAACGCTGGTTAAGCTCTAATTATTCTTCTGAACAAGATTGGTTAGAGGATGCAGGTGGAAGAATCTATGGGGTTCAGTGGAGAAACTTTGAAGGTCATAACGGTTGTGTTGTAGACCAGTTAGAGACCTTAGTAACGAAGATGAAGGGTGATATCACAGACCGTTACATGCTTGTTAACGCTTGGAATGCAGCAGATATTGCAGCAAACTCAATGGCTCTAGCACCTTGTCATGTTCTGTTTCAGATTTATATCACTAATGAAGGTGAAGTTGACTTACAATGGTATCAGCGTTCTGTAGACACCTTTTTAGGACTTCCCTTTAACATTGCGTCTTATGGTTTTATTCTGGAAGTTCTTTGCAAGATGGCTGGATACACTCCACGGTACTTGATAGGTGTCTTTGGAGATACTCAGATTTATCAGAACCACATGAAGCAGGTTTATGAACTGATGAACAATGAAGAGTTCCATGCACCAACTTTTGAGATTGGTATCCCACTTAACACTTTAAGTGACTTAAAACATCTCACTGCAAGTGACTTTATTGGTGGTATTAACAATTACCAACATGCAGGAAAGATTGAAGCACCTTTGTCAGTAGGTAAATAAAACAAAAAGGCTCCTTTTTACGGGAGCCTTAAACTTTACTTTTCAGTATTCTTTGTGTTCTTTTCAGTAATAGCTTGGAGGGCTGATACTGATTGAGCCAGATTGTTCACACTATCAGAGAATTTATCAAGAGTCTTAGTAAGTTTTGCGTTCTCACCCTTAACATTCTCTAACTGGACTTTCTGGTTCTCCATCCCTAGCTGAAGCAGCCTCATATCAGACTGTAAATCACGAATAGCTGAATAGTTACTTTTGGAATAATTATCTAGCTGCTGTAACTTTGTTGTGACAGACACTTCTTGCTTACCACTTGAAACTTGCATCGTGGTATACATCCCAATAACACTAAAAATACCAACTACAATTGCACCAATATTATTTTTAAAAGCATCCTCTAGCCACTTCATTTATTCTCCCCCTTAAAAGCTTTTTCTAAGTTATCTACGAACTCATCATCAATAGGTGTGTCTGTCTTACTCGCAAGATATCTTGCAAGCTTAAAGAACACTTTCTCAATCATGTATTCACTCAGAAGGGATAAAATGAGTTTCCAGAAGAAGCTACCTAGATTTTTTAGAAGAATTGCTAGGATTGTAGGCATTTAATCACCTCATCAGCCAAGATGGTGAGAATACCCATAAAGAATATTAACACCATCTTAACAATCAGTCAATAAGGATTAAGCAGTTCTTACCCAAGCCATTAATTTGTAGAACTGGTTAGTAATACTAAATGCCGAACCAGAGCCTGTACTACCAGTGTTACCACTAACTGTATGGCTGTGAGCACCAATACCAACTGTGTGAGCATGGTCTCCGTTAGAGGCAGCAGTACCAGACACAGTGTGTGAGTGGTCACCAGCTACACTGGAAACCTGAGCAGTCCCTGAGGCCTGAACACGTTGTTTACCACCAATAGAGTCACCACCATAATGACCACCAACTGTATGTGTATGAGCACCAGTGTTGTTAGTAGAACCACTCACTGAGTGGGTGTGAGCACCAGTAGTATCAGTGGTTTTAGTACCGTAGTCAAAGCTAGAGGTTGTCGCAGAGAAACTATGAGTGTGTGAAGGTAAGTTTCCAACTGCTAACGTAACAGAATCTGAACCTCCAGTTGTAGCAACATCTGAACCGTTTGCTGCTGCAATTCTAATAGTTCTACCAACACCATTGTTCAGATACGTCCAAGTTAAACCAGGGAGTGCTGTATTAGGGTTAACATTACTGTTAAACCATGTCACAATCCCTACTGGATAGATTTTATTCAGGTCTGTAGAGTCACTTACTGCCTGTGCAATCTTCTGGTCAGTTTCTGCTTTAGTGTATGCACCGATAGCTGAAGGAGTTGGCTTATACTTCTCTGTATAAATTTGTGTGAAGTCCTCTTCAAAACCAAAACCATCCCTTGATGACCTATACCAAAAACCCCCATTCCTGTAGTTGAATTTTAATTGAGCAGAGGGAGTAGAGCTTGCACCCTGATACATTTGGAAAACAAGCTGTGTTGAGCCTCCACTATAACCTGTAACATTATACAGTCCAGTTTTAGCATTCCAAGCAATGCCATCACTATCACCTACCTCTGTACCAGTACCTGTGGAACCTGCATACATAAATTTCTGATTAGCTACTGATTGGGTAAAATATCTGGCATCTAAGTTAGACCAATCTGAAGGTTTAACCTGTCCAGTGATTGCTAAAGTTGCATTCATTTCGAATGTTGAGCCGATGGTAAGCCCTTTACCTGTTTTGTAGTTAAACAGCCTTAAGTTATTATTGTTATCGGCATCGCCATTACCAACATACCACTTGGCTGTCCCATCAGCAGCTAACCCTCTAATGAACAATGTCGTTGCAGTTTTTGCTTTTAACGCAAGAGCTTCACCATCAGAGTTGATAACTTGTCGCACAGAAAATGTATTGGTCGCATTAGTTCTTGCAATTGTACTTAATGTTGCTGCCGGAATATACCTAGAGTCAATGTTAGTCCAATCTGAAGGTTGAACTTGTCCAGTGATTCTGACATTTTTATTTGCTGATACTCCAGCAGCATCTAAGACCAAAGAGGTGTTAGTGGTATAGTTGTAGATAGTTACACCAGCACCTGAACTACCTTTACCAAGATACCATAAGTTTCCACCTTCATAATCTTTTGCAAGTAGATACAGGGATTCGTTTGCTGATGCACATTGCAGTGTGATAGCAGCAGCATTTGAAATAACACTCATAGTCCTAAATGTGTTAGCACCTGTAAAAGTATTATTGCCAGCTAACTGTGCAAATCTCTGATTAGCAACTGTCTGAGTGAAGTATCTAGCATCTAAGTTAGCAAAACTTGAAGGCTGAACTTGACCAGCAATTTGAAGAGTTCTGTTGACTGTCACCAAATTTTCTGAAATAGCAATTGAAACGTCAGTTTTTACATTCTTCAATACAAGGTTATGTGTGCCCCTATTATCATTACCTAGATACCATCTGTTAGTGCCATCTGCATCTTGACCACGAAGATAGAGTGGTGTGCCTTGAGTGATATTTTTAATAATGAGTGCTTCATTGTCAGAGAGGATAGCTTGAGTACCTCTAAAGGTATTATTCACAGCAAGTCTTGCATATCTTGCATCATTCTCTTCATTAGTTCTCATACCAAGCTCATTAGGACTTGGCTTATTCAGAGTATGATAAACAGTTGCTGACCTTGAAGCATCTGCAATAGTTAGTTTAAGACCATTTGCGTTAAGTTTAAAAGTCTTTAAAACATCCCCCATAGTAATCTCAGAAGAGCCTGTAGGGTCAAAGACTGCCTTACCACCATAAAGTAACTTAACAATCCCTAAGTCACCAGTCATAGTACTACCAGCAATCTGAACAAATCTTTCAAGCTTAAAAGATGCTAAGAAATCTTGATAGGTCATTCGACGGTCTTCATCACCCAGCATTTCAGGTCTCTTTTTAACCCTGACATGAAGAAGGTCATCTGAACGGATTGTATCGATTGAGTTTAATTCACTCAACTTGTAATCTGCCATTATTTTTGTCCTCTAGAAAGAGGGCTATACAGCCCCCTGTAAAAGAATTTTTAAGCGGTTCTTTGCCATACATAAACCACAAAGGATGGTTGTTCAACGCTAAATGCTTGACCAGCACCTGTAGTACCTGTAGTACCTGAGTGAGTATGCTCAGATGACTGCAAAGTTACTGTGCCTTTATGGGTATGAGCACCAATTGCAACAGTGTGTGTGTGAGCACCAATTGCAACAGTATGTGTGTGATTACCTGTGGTATTTGTTGAACCGCTAACAGTGTGTGAGTGGTCACCAGCTACACTGGAAACCTGAGCAGTCCCTGAGGCCTGAACACGTTGTTTACCACCAATAGAGTCACCACCATAATGACCACCAACTGTATGTGTGTGATTACCTGTGGTATTTGTTGAACCACTCACTGAGTGGGTGTGAGCACCAGTGCTATTAGTGGTCTTTGTTCCATAATCGAAACTGTTTGTGCTCTTATTGCCGTAATCAAAGCCATCAATAGTAATAGTAGCACCATGAGTATGTCCACCACCAGTTAGATAGACTGAGTGGCTATGTGATGGTAGATTGTTACTAGATAAGCTAACACTACTTGAGCCAAAGTTACTACCAACTGGCCTAGAAGCACTATCATAACCTACAAGTGCTCTTCCTCTTGAAACTAACTCCCAAGTACCTCCACAAATTAAATATGTAGAAGGGTTTGCAGGATTCATAGAGAGATGGATAGTACCTACTGGATAAGAAGCCTGAACAGCCTTGTACAAGTTATTTACTGCTCTTGCTGTAGCGTACTTATCTGCATCTTCATTATAAAGGTTGGATGTTGTCCAGTTCTGAACATTACTTAAACCAACCTGTGCTTTAGTTGTATTGTGTGGATTACTCTTATCATTAATATGCTGTTGGACAAGGCTATTAACCTCTTCTGAAGACATAATCTGTAGATTTGCTCTTGCCTCATCAACATTAGTAATGTCTGATAAATTATTTGCAGCAACTAACTGAAGAGCATTGATAACGTTATCTAAACCAATTTGTGTTTTAGTAACACCGTGGGGGTTATTTCTTAGGCTTGAGTGTGGAGCAAGTAATTGCTCAAGAGTACATCTCTTATCCTCAATACCCTGCTTAAGATGGAAGATATCACTAAGGTCAATTGGTAAGGCTGCTTGAGGCAAGGCACTAATTTGAATTTCACCTACTGCCATTATTAAGCTCCTACAAATTCATAAGTGTAAAGGTTTTTTGTACTTGTTGATGCAGTACCTGTTTCGGTCTTAATAAGACTCCAGCCATTAGCTACTAAATCTGGTTGCTCAGTGGCAAAAGACCTTACTTCGCCAACAGTACCATTTGCTTTCTTCAGGAGATAGTTTAAGATATAGTTAAACCATTGTCGTCCCATAGGCTCACCCCTTAATAAACCAGTGGCCTGAATTTCTGGTGGTGGTAATACTTTTAGCTGGTTACCATCAGCATCTACTTCATCTGTAGACCAATTTAAAAATGCCATTAAGAACTTCCTTCTTGCTGTGATTTATCTTTTCTACCTTTGATGATTTGAGCTACTTCAGCCATAACACCATAATCACCACCTGCTACAGTTTCTTTACCAACGATGTAGTTATCTGTAGCGTTGTAATTTTTATTAACCTTTAAGTAATCTACTGAGCCACTATTAGCCGTTCTGTCAACCCTAAAATAAGCGTCCCTGACACCAGCATCTGCTAAACTACCTAGTAAGTTCTTCTCTAAAGAACCACCTGTGTTGTTAGTGACAAGACCCTTGTTAGCATCTGTAACGAACCAGTTATCTTTATCATCAACAATTGCTAAGGCTGAGTCAGCCACCTCTACAGGCGTCCAAGCAGTACCATTCAGAGTTACGTCTCTTAGAATAACTGCTGAACCAATGGTTGTTGCAGCAATTTTTGCCAATGTGTACGCTGTATCAATGACGTTATTTCTTGTATTAACTCTGACTACAATACCAGCAGTCACAGGTGCAATATGCTCAAAAATCTGTGAAAATGTTGCATTATACAGAGTCATGATGGCATTCTGTAAAAATGTTGGAGTTGTATCAGAACGTCTTAGGAAAATCTGGATATACAACATTGCTCTGTATGTTTCATCATCAGCACCAAGTGGTCGTGGTACTTTAATTAATGAACCAATGTTGTCAAGTTGCTGTCCAACAGCTTTTCTGATATTCCTTTCAGTGTGCATTTGCCATGAAACATCTTCCAATGTCTGCAACTCATCAGTGATAGCTTTCAGTAAACTCGTGTAGATGAATTTATCTTTAAACTGTGTAACAGTTCTTTCATCAAGAGTTTTATAATAAACATTATCAATTTTCTGAAACATTATTACTCCTTAGTAATGGTGTACTGGCTACTTTCCCATACAGTATATTGGTCACCATCAACAGTAATTCTTGCTGTAGTATACTGTCCATCACTAGGAGGTACTGACTGGTTATTTGAAAGAGCTACTTTGATTTCATTAATCTCAACACCTTTAATGACATCATAAATGTATCCATAGATTCTGTTAGGAATAACATCATTACCAACTTTCAGAGTTCTGCCGTAAGCGTTAATACCTTGAACAATACTATCTCTGATATCCTCTTCTGGGATTGTCAAGCTCTCTTCATCATATAAAGAATAAGATACTTTGACAAAAGCATACTTGGGTGTTGGTCTGCTAAAATAGACATTATGAGCTAAATTGCCTAAGTCATAAGCTGTCCCAAAGATAGCTCCATAAGCCCTGATACCAGCAGGTTTGGTATCCCAGATTGCTTGAGCAACGTTATCATTTTGACCACCAACTACAACAATCTTGAAAGATTTTGGTGGAAGTCCTTCTGAATTTGTCTCTTCAGTATCATTTTCCACACCTGAAGCATCTGATACACCCTGAACCCTTTTAACGGCAGCTACGATTGCATCGAGAGTTCCTACACCAGTAACTGCCAAAGATTCTAAATATCTCTGACGAAGCTCTGTATCGGTTTCTTCATTTCTACCTGTTGTCAGGTCATATCGGTTGTATACACTGTCAAGGCCATCTACAGTTGTTTCAATTTCGATAAGTGTTCCAGCTAATGCAGGGATTGCACCAACTTCCTCAGCAACAACATCATGGATAGTTGTAATTTTTGTGAATGTAAGGAACGTCGTAGCAGTCACCACCATAGGGTTGATTCTTGCAATAATGTCACCTTCATCTTTGTAAACTCGTAATGCTGAACCCTCATTGATAACTTCGGCTTTTGCTACGATACCACCATTGATTGCATCGGCAAGTTCAGTTAATAGCACTGTGATTGTATCTGAAGATTTTGGCTGATAAGAGAAAATAGTGTTATCAATAATAATAACATAATTTGCATCAGTTCGTAAAGAGTTAACTTCAAGAACAGCTTCAACACAATATGATGGTGTTAATGTAATGTTTGAAACTGGATAGAAGATATTACCAGCAGTGCTTCTTAGTCTAGTTGTAGACGGAATTGTTGCACCAGTTGCCCCAGTAAACTCTACTTGGCCTCTTGTAGCCTGAGCCACATATCTGTATACAGCGTTTAAAGCTGTAATATCATCAAGGTTAAAACCTTCAGCTTTATCAATTGTTCCACCATCATAAATTTCTGACAGGACTTCATGAGTGTCTGCTAAAGACCTTGCAATTGAAGCCAGAAAGAGACCTAATTGACTATCTTCAGAAACGTCAAGGTTTGGTGAAATATCTCTAAGAAGTCTCGATTTGATATTATCAAAAATTTCCTGATATCTTAGAGTTTGTAATCCTGTTGTAGTTAATCCTGCCATTAGATATTAACCTCTTGCGTAATGTCTGTTAAAATATCTGTTGTAGTAGTTGCATCAAAATTAACAGTCACTTTTCTCTGAGCATTATCCATTGAAGAAGAATAGTTATAGATGTTGGATACATCTCTTGTTTCAACAAGGTAGGCTTTCATGTAATTATCAAAGATAGAAGTTTTCTGTTTAAATTTGGCAAGTTGTAAATATGGGAACCCAGCAGATGTATTAAAGAAGACTTCACCAGCCCTTAAAAGGCATCTAATATGAAGTCTTTGAGCAACCTGAGTAGCTTTATCATCTTCTGGGATAATTCTAATTTGGTTACCAGTAATCTTTAAATCTCCATGAGCCACATACACTGAATCTGAACCTAAAGTGGCAACATAGTCACCACCTAGATTTAATGCAAAATCTGTTTTCATTATTGTGCCTCTGTAGTATCAGCCTCACCAGCAGGGTCTGTCCAGTAATAATGGTGCGTGTGTTCATTAAAGCTCACACCAGTTGTGTCACTGATAAAATCTGAGCCATGTACTTCTTCTGTTACATACAAGTTTTTAGAAATGTGTACATCACCTTCAAAGTAGAAGTTACCATCATCAGTAACTCTTAACACAGAGTCACCGAAATGAAGTCTAACTGCTGTTGGGTCTGGTTTAAAATTCTGTGTTCTTGTGCAGATGCCTACGAAAGCTACACAGTCTGAAATATCATGTGTCCTTCTCATGTTTGTTTCCATCTGAACATTCTTGTCATTGACAACGAAGTCATCTAAAGGTAACATTGAGAAAGCTAACCAGCATCTGTCATTAGTTTTTACGGGGAATGTTAAAGATGCTCCACCACCACTTGGAAATTGAACAGGTACACCAGTAATCTCTGGCATAGGTAAACCGTTAATAGAGTAAAGTGGCTTAACAGTGGCTGTTTGAGTCTTTGAATCGAAAGACTGAATAATGGCTGGTAATCCAGTATACAGCTCTTTTCTAAATTCATCAAGACATTCTGAAACATACCCAGACATTCTAGTAACTGGTGACTTCATTACTCCACCTTCTCTAAATCTAGTTCAGTTGTCCAAGCACCACCAGTAAAGTCAAGATTATGAGAAAGACCTTTTACTCGATACTGACCTTCAAAATCTTCACTTTCCCTAATAGTGATGTTATCACCCATCTTAATTCTCCCATCTAAATGGATTTTGCAACGAACTCCAGTTTTAACTTTAATAACTGTCTTATTCTCTTTTTTAAGAACCTTTCTAGTTCTTCTGTAGTAACCTTGCAAAGAGTCGATAACGTTATATGGGTAAATTTCCCAAGAAAGTTGTCTGGCCTTAGCATTAAAAGGTACTACTCGGATTTGCTTATTAAATGTATACCAACGTAGACTACTTTCTTCACAAACCTTTGTAAGTGCCTCTGCAACACTTCCCCAGACACTAAAACCATTCTTGTAAGTGTAACCATCAATACTTGAAAGGTCTTCATCAATAAGTGAGAAGCCTAGTCTATTGACTAAATCTCTGATTACATTTTTACGTGTTGTTCCTGCTTTATAAGAAATTGATGTCTTAATCGTGGTTCTTTCCATTTTATCATTGGAACAGATAACCTTTGTAATCATATCAACACCACGCTTATATGTATAAGCATACTCAATAGTGCCTAGATAAATTAATGGGAGATTGTCATACTCAATAATAAGGTCACCGTTCGCATCTCTTTTAAAGCCAGTGGTATAACCTGCTCTAAGCATAACTGTTGCACCAACCGTTTTAAATTTGGCTCTCATCTCTTTATTTAGGTTGTAGATTTCAAAAGTGGTATCATCAGAGGTTACTTTATTCTTCTGAGACGTATAAGACACATTACAAGTGAATTGTAAGTTGTCGAAATAGTCCATTTGCATAGAATCTTTAGCATGGCTTGTAGGTTTATCATTAAAGGCTGTAGTTTCACTACCTACAGCCAATTGATAGCACCTAAAAGAAGCCCCAGCAGTGCTATCTTTTACAGACATTATAAATTCTCCATTAATCTCATATCTTCTTGAGTGTAATAATTAAGCTCAAATGCCTTTTCTCTTCCGAAGTTATTTCTGGTAGGTTGTAAATCAGTACCATACATTCGTTCAACAAAAAGCTCTCCAGCTAATGAAGGAATTACATAGCGTCCTGTGATTGACTGGTCTGCAAGGCATTTCTTTTCAGATAATAATACATTACCATCAACATCAGATAGCGTCAAGAACCATCTGTCAAGCCTCTCTTTATACTTTAACTCAATTACAAAGACAGTACCATCCAGAGTTACAGTTTGTGTAGACCATTCTGTATCAGGAACAGGAATATATTGTGACATTAATAAGTCCCCTTCTTATTCGGATTCACTGAGTGCTTTTGTAATGCCTTTCCAGTTCCAGCAGTATTATTATTTAACGCTGCTCCAGCATTTCTTTCAGCCTCTTCACTGAATGTAGTAACACCTTTTCTTGTCTTCGCAGACATTGAGCATTTTGCAAGAGCATTGTCTTCAGCACTAGTGAGTTCCCTTACACCATTAGCATCTAGGTCAAATAATAACTGACAGTTTAATTTACCATTACCTAAACTTGTTGTAGTGTTCCCTGTATTCTTTTTACTGGTAGCACCGCCATCATTAGTAGTAGCAGTCTTGCCTGTTGCAGCCGAAATATCAGTCTGACCCACAATGGCTTTGAAGTTAATTTCCTGAAAAGTTAGCTGGACTCTTAGACCATTTGAAATACCAACATCTTTAGAAGCTTTAAAACTCGTAATAATGGAATCATCAATTTTAATTCCGTCCTTACAGATAACCGAAATAATTTGCTTCTGGTCACGCCAGCTTTCAAGAGTGTCAATGAAGTTTTCTACTAATTGACCCTGACGAGTTAATAACAAGCTTCCTTCATAGCCAACTACAACGACACCACTAATAGTGATTGTTCTGGGTGCTCTTTGAACATTATCTGTGACGGTTTGCCCTGATTGCATGTTCTGTGTAGTAACCTGCATAGGGCTGTCAAATTCCATGTTTTCAGTTGCTGATAAGGTTAAGAAGGCATCTACATTATCTCTTAAGTGGAAATAGATGCCATCTTTGCCACTATATTTGATTTGCATATTAGAATCCCATAACATTATTCTTCCTCTGGATAGCTTGAACTTAGAAGAATGTCTTCTTGATTCTTGTCAGTAATATCCACCATCTTAGTAGCAATTTGTTTACCATCAAGATTGAAAGTAACATTCAGGGTTTGTTTAGTCTGCATAGGTAAACCAGAAGGTGTCATCATCATTGGTGTCTGGTTAAACTTATTGGCAAAATTATCAATAGATGTTGATAGCTTCTCCATGATAATCTCCCAATTAGATAGACCATTATCAATTAACTTTCTGTTGCCTTCAACGTCTTGAGTGTACTGTGCAAACTGAAGTTGACCATTCTCATCAAAGAACATTGGCCTTTTTGGGTTTGTAATATTTGCAACAGCATTTTCAAATGGTTTTGGTAATGTAACTTCACTGTAGTTTTTAGCAGCATTTGGGTCTGTGGAGCCTCTTAGCATTAATGCTGAACCAACAGTACCAAGTGCCATTCTCGTTGCTGTAACTCCACCTGCTGCTGCGGCTGCTTCTCCGGCTGCTGCTGTACCTGCTGCACTAACACCAAGTCTTTGTAAGATTTTACCAAAGATACCGCCACCAACCAAACCACTTAGGAGCTTGACTGCTTTTGATACTACAGCAACTGCACCACCAATTGTGACAACTGTTCCTAAAAACTCACCAGCACTTTTGATTAGTTTTTGCTGACTGTTGTCAAGGTCTTTATACCAAGCTCTTGCATAGTAGTATAATGCAGATGTTCTGTACATGAAGTCTGTAACGAAGTCTAGCAGATTACTAGCACCTTTTAACAGGTTTCCAATCACAACACCCAAAGCCTGTGTACTACCCAAAGAACCTTGTAAGAACATTGCAACGGAGTTAGATAACTGTGAAATGCCCTCACTAGAATTGTTAAACAGTGCTACAAGTGTGTTATCCCACATAGCCTTCGCTTGACCCATTGATGTAGCAGTCTGCTTGGACACAGCATTCATACCACCTGCTTGCTTGACAAGTTCAGCCATTCTTTCAGATACTTTAGGAAGAACGTCTTGAGCAAGAAGTTTACCGTCTTGCATCATCTTATCAAGTTCTTGTGGAGTCTTACCAATGGCATCAGCGAATAGTTGTACAGCACCTGCTAAACGGTCACCTAACTGTCCACGGAGTTCTTCAGCCTGAACTTTACCCTTTGATGCCATCTGCTGGAATGCAACCATGATACCTTTCAAGTCTTCATCAGTAGCACCCCTGATACGGGCAAACATTGCAGCATTCTTATAGAACTCTTGAGTACCCTGAAAACCAAGTGTTGGTTGAGCACCAGCAGCGAAGTTTGAGTACTGCTTCATAGTATCTGTGTAGTTCTGACCAATCTGATGTGCGAATGATGCAGCGAACATTCTGGCTTGCTGGGTATCTGCTCCAAAGATAGCTGTGGAGGCCAACTGTGCAGACTGTCTTTTTACACCTGCTTCGATAGTCTTTTGTGATAGTTCCAGTAAAGCATAAGCTGAAACAAATCCACCAACTAATTGACGTAATGATGAGTTAGCTCTGTCCTGTAGCCAAGCTGATTCTTTAACTGATTTTAATCTAGCATTTTCTGCAATAACCCAACGTTTGGTTACGTCGATGAGCTTTTTAACTTCCATCTCATACTCACCAACCTTACCAGTCCCTTTGTATCTGTTGTAGATATTTTGCAAGCTCCCTCTGAAAGAGGCTGCCATTTGGTTACCTTGACCACCGATTGTTTCCAGTCTACGGGTTAACCCTGAATAGAAGTTGTTGTTAAACATTCTTTCCATTTGTCTCTGAGCAACATCTACTCTCGGACCTCTGGGTGCTCCACCACCACCAACAGGAGGGATACTCTGCCCACCTCTACCTCTACCTGTTTTGATAGTGATTTTACCGTCAACCTTCATAGCATCTCTTAAGGACTTGTTAATACCTTTTGCAGTCTTTTTTGCTTGAGTTTCAAGTTTCTTAAGAGATTTAACACCTTGTGAATCAAGGTTCAAGGAACTGTTGAGTGCTTTATTGATTCTGCCCGAAGCAGACTGAGCATTTTTTACAATTCTATTAAGTGCTTCCTGAGAACTCTTATTAGGTTTCACATCAAAGGCTTTATTAATATTTCTCTCAATACGTTGAGCAGCTTGCATAGACATCTTCTCAACTCTTTGCAAACCTTTAATTACCTTTTCACTGAAACCAAGTTCCACAATGAAGCTATCAACTGTATATTGTGCCATTACATTTTTCCTGCTCTTCTAAGTTCGTTGTAAGCAATTTCCTCTTTATACGACCTCTGAATTTCAAGAAATTGTCTCAATGATAATAAATCAGAGAATGTCATAGCAAAGAGTTGGTCAAGTGTTTCTTTACACCCTTCCATACCATAAATAGCAAGCACAAATTTCATCTCGTCTGCTTCTTCATAGGTTGCCTCTACAGCAGCATCAGTTAGTGGTGTCTGTAGAGTGTTACCCATGTTTACTGAGAAGTTAGGCTTTTGAAAATGCTTGCTTCGAAAAAACTTCCGAAGTTTGCCTCCAGCGCAAATGCTAAGTAATCAATAAACTCACCGTAGTTTGCTTGGAAGTACGTATCAATATTAAGTGGGAAGTCATCAACAGTTGCCCCTTGAAATAGTAAGGTAGCCATTTCTTCAAGGTTAATTTCTTCAATTCTGTCAAAACAAGCTTCAACAAGCTCTTTAAATGGAACCATTGGAGCTTCTTTCTTACCCTTGTCAGTCAGACTTGATAGCATCTGTGCAAAAGTTGGAACAACAATTTTACCCAACTTCATAGACATCTTAATACCATCTCTTGCCCCAAGCAGAACGATATTCACTTTCTTACCATTAATTACTCTAGATGCTGTTTTCATTGTGATTCCTTAATACTTTTAAAAGAAACAAAAAAGGGGAAGACCTTTTAAAGTCTCCCCCTTATAGGATTTATTAAACACTTGACGCTGGAATTGTTGAAGTGTAGTCTAGCTTCTCACAACCAAAAATCCAAGTTTTAGAGTTCTGGTCACGACCAAGTTCAATCTGTGGTAGTTCCTGCAACCAAGCATTAATACCGGTTGCCAGAACAGAGCCTGATGGGTCGTAGATTACGAAGTTAGAAGAGATATCTTCTTCAAGTTCCATATTGTCTTGTTTAGCTTGAATTGCAGAAAGCATCTGGTTAGAGAGAGAAGTCTGCATTAACTCAATCTCAATAGTACCTGTCTTGTCTGCATTTCTTGTCAGAGCAACTTGACCACCTGCACCTACAACTGGTGTCACAAGTGGTGATGTTCTCTGTAGACGCAAGAATGAGTCTGGGGCAAAGCCTTCAATGGCAATACCATTCCAGCTACATACAACGTCTTTAGGGGAATATTGCTGATACATAGCCATTCCAATTTACCTCTATTATTCGTAAGCCACTGTACCTTTCAAGTCAACATCCAAGATAGCCCCTGCTAAGATACCTGCGAAGGTAACGTCTTTCAGGATACGCGCTTTCTTGTCTGCTAAAGCAACTTGAGAGGCTTTAGGAACATTAACTGTGTAAGATGACAGGAAGTTTCTGTTGACTGCTCTTTGCAGAGAGGTTTCAATGACTTGACGAATACGGGTAATACCAGTATCATCATAAGTAATCTTACCACCCTTCTGGTTAATTAGCAAGTCTCTCAGAGAAGTTTTCAGGTCTGATTCTAACCAGTCAACACCACGGACGATATCAATCCATTCCCCACCAGAAGTAATCCCTCTACGAACCACTGGAACACCACCATCAAGGTCAATAAAGTTACAGTGACGTGCATCTAAAGCTGACTTCTGAATACTTGTCAGAGGTCTTTTATTAGCTGGCTGTAGAGAAGCAGCTACACCAGTCAACTGAGCATTACCCCAAGCAATTGACCCTGCATCGTATGGAGCACCATAAGCAATGTATGCCATCTCTGGATAGTCTTCTGCTGCTGTGTGATGCCACAAGCAAACTGTGCGAGTATACATACTCTTAGCAAGTTGTGCTGGAACATCGTTTGCACTGTTTAATTCTGTACCTTGTAGTGCTGATACATCAGAGTTAGCAGTGAAGAAGATTTTCTTACGAGCCTGAATCTCAGAAGCCATTGCTAAGACAAACTGTTGAGTTCTGTCTTCTACTGCAATGAAATACCAGTCGGTAGAATAAGCTTCAATGGCTGCCAGAGCAGTTGATGCTGTATCGGCAGTTGTACTTGCAATATACACAGTCTGTGCTGTAGTTGTTACTTTCACAAAGTCATTATCACCAGCTTTGGTAATAACCATTGTGGCAGAACCATTGCTACCAGTTACATTCACAGAAACCTTATCTTTGATTGTTGGGTCAGCTTCAATCTGTGTTTTAAACTGTTGCAACACGTTCTCAGCAGTGTCTGAATCTTGTGCTGTGTACTGGTATGGTTGAGAAATTCCACCGCCAGCAGCTACAGTAATTGAATAGTCAGTACTTTCAGTAACGGCATCAGGAATTGATACAGTGTACTGCATAGCACGTCTACCAATATAAAGCTGAGTTACTTTAGGAGTCTGACTCCAAAGTTGTTTAGCAGCCTTATATGCAGCAGAGTTTTCATCGAAATCTTCAGCAACTTCAGTTAAGGAAGTGTAACCACGGACTCTTTCTTCAAAGTTATCTGTTGAAGCTAAGAATAGTGGCAAACCAAAACCTTCTCTTGTAGTTCCTGCGGTGTTCAATGTAATATCTACATTAACAATTGGATTCCACATTTATTTTACCCCTTTGGAGTCTACATCTAGATGGATAGTATATTCTGGTGGCTCTTGTCCTTCTTCATAAACCAACTCACCATCAACAATGACACGCTCAATAATACTTCCACGTTCATCTTTCAGGACTGAGTTTTTTACAAGAGTTACAACAAGAGGTGCAGAATTTTCGAAATCTGTATTGAGATAAGTGTAATCATTTGGGATTGCTCCAGTGTCCAGTACTGTAGCTCCTGTTTCTTCAAGGATTAAATCTCTGACTGAACTCATCTCTAATCTTTGTTTAAGCTCAAGCATAATACTGTGAGCACCTTTGCCATTTACCGTAATTAATACTGGAATCTGAAAAGCAATTCTGTAGCAAACTACATCATCCTCAACAAACTTATCAAGAACCCAACCATAAGGTGTTGCGGCATCTTGACAATATACGGTAATAAATGGCTGGTCAGGTTTTAAACCTTTGTCATTTGAGTTATCAGAAGGGTAAGCTCTAATTACGTTTGGTCTATTATTTTTATCACGAGCTAGTCTGTGACCAATAACATCCACTAAGGTTCTAACTAGACCTTTTTCAAGTTCTGCTGTTTCTAACTGCATTCATTTTATCCCTTCTAATAATGATATATTCATAATGGGACGTATGGGCTAATTGCTGTGACCAATCCATAGTCATAAATACTTCATACTCATGACCATCAATCATAACAATATCAGACTCATTCCACTCTACATCATCTGAAGTTCTAAGTTTATATGTGGTATACAGGATTCTTGTATCGGTAAGTCTAATACCTTCCGGTAAAGCAATCTGTGTACCATTCTTTACAGAACCTTTGATATATGGCTGGATATTACCTTTACAGTTAACCTCCACAATATCTTGTGAAGATACCCAATCACCATCATCGTTATAATAACCGTCTTCAGAGACTTTACGCTTTACTACAAAGCTGTGTCTGTTTAAGAGTCTCATTTCTTAATACCCTTCTTAGTAGAAATTTTATAAGCAAGGTTATCTCTTAAGTCACCTGTCTCAACAAGAGGTGCGTTAAAGCCTTTTTTCTTGACTGTGGAAGGTGCGTTAGGAGGGAGGATAGCAGAATTACCAAAACCTCTTTTAATTGCCTTTTGAGCATTCTTTGCAAATGCTTCTAAGGTATTTGAAGGGTCTGTGTTGAGACTGCTAAGTTGCTTATATAGATTCTTCTTAGTCTGCTCTAACAAGGTCTGTTTGTTTAGCATCGTAGTGATTTCAAACAACCTACGATATACTTTACCAGAAGCTGAAGGAACCCCAATAACTTCTTGTAAATACATTAAAGCAGGATAAGAAAAACCAGAGCTATGTTGACCTTGTTCTTGAAAATACCCAACTTGAGCATTAGCCGTTTGCAAGTTCTTCATAGCCCCGACTAATTTTGCTCTAGCGGGGTGAATAACCCTTTTAACCATTATTCATCTCGCTCGATAATAAATACGCCATTAACACGGTTGCAGTAATCTCTGCCTTCGTATCTGGCAGCATCACCATATTCTGTGTATTTCTTGACAGAGCAAGGATTCTGACGACGCATGTCAATATCACACTGATTAATACCACCTGCATAGGGTAGTCCTGAAACAGAGCTTTTAACAAGGTCGTCATAAACAGCTTTCAGAGACTTGAATCTGGAAGAGTTACGTAAATAAACACCACCAACCTTCTCATCTCCCATCTTGGCTACTTGAAAGAGTAAATATTTAAGAGCTTTGATGGCTGCTTTCTTTTCATCCTTTCCAGATTCTAGATAGAACCACTCTAGCACAGACTGCTCAATAAGAATTTCATCATTATTAGTGTCTGTGCAGAGGATTCTTACTCTATCAAGAGGGTTATTGGCTGGGTCGCCTGTATAACACATTCATAACCCTCCTTAAGAATATTAGTCTTTGGCGTCAGAACGAACATCTACCAGCAACTGAGGACGAGTACAGTATGGCAGCATGTAAGAGTGAGCTTCAAAGTCGATACCTTCGTCACGGTCTTTTTCGTATTCGAATACGTACAGTTCCTGACCAAGTGTATTTGCATAACCCATCTTAGGACATGGACCATATGCAACTTCGAAGATGTTGTTTGCTTCACCCAGCATAGAAACGTTAGGGAAAGCATGACCAACACCAACAGTGTCTGCTACGCTATCAATGCTCACCAGAGTGTGAACCTTACCACGCTTGTCTTTGAACTTACCGTTGTACTGGACAAACTTAACACCACCGTAGTAGAAAGTGTTCATATGAGCCTGAACGCCGTCAGTACCACCAGTTCTCAGAGAACCAGTAATCTGTTGCCAAGCCAGTGGAGTCTGCTGTGCAAGATAAGCATCACGAATCTTAGGGTGCTTAGTCAGTTTGCTGAAGAATACACGGTCAACAACTACGTGAATTTCTTCACCGTTGATTACAGTGCCAGTCTTAGCTTCATCTTCCATGTGCATACGCAGTTCTTCAATAGAAGCATCGATGTCAGCATTAGGGTTGTCAAGGTCGAAGTAAATAGTCTTCTTCTCAACGTCGAACTGCTTGTACAGGTCAGCGTACAGAGTACCACGAGCATCAACAACTTTACCCTTCAGAGCTTGCATAAACAGGAACTCACGAGTAATATCGAACTTGGTACGAATCTTCATCAGCTTCTTGGCACGTACTACAGCTTCAGTAGTCAGTTCGTTTGCAGTGCCTGGCTGACGTACACCCTGAATTTCATCAGGAGTAATGCTTTCAACTTCTTTGAAGTACATCATTGGGAAGCTGATTTGACGAACACGCTCAGGTGCGCTAGTCTCTGCTTTACGGCTATCACGGTCTACCGCATCAAGCAAGCTAACATCCCAATCAGTCAAGTCCATCAGGAAAGTAGTTTGGGTGATTGGTGCTGAACGGAACAGACCTAAGTTGGAAATATACCCATAAGTATTTGGGATAGACTGGACTTCACCAGTCAGGTCAGCAAGGAAAAATCTGCTTTTTTCAGAATTAGTCAACATTGTAAAATTCTCCAGAATGTCTTATTATTGTTATTACAGGCCAGTTGGTACGAAATCAATACCTTTGGCAGCCAGAGCTGTCTTGACTGCATCAGCATCAACACCTGATTCAAGAGTAAGCAGGTCTTTTAGTTCTGCGTCACGGTAAATACCAACCACTTTCAACTGGCCGTGGTAAGACAGTTGCAGGTCTGCATAAAAGTTAACGATACATACAGAATCAGCCTGAGCTTCTTCTCCTGCTGCAACTTTAGTACCATTTGCTTTCAGAACTTCACCTACACGGTATTCTGTTGAAGCAACTGGGGTGTACTCTTTGCGAGAGTGGCCTGTTGGGGTAACCTGTTCCCAAAGAATGATATCATTCAGAGGTTCTCTTTTACCTAACTTAGTAAAACCTTGATATGCCATTATTGTGTTCCTTATTTGATAAGAGATTTTAGAGCATTCTGGAGAGCCAGTTTGCGTTGTTCAGCGGTGTCTTCGGAAGCATTCTTAGCTGGTTCTTTTTCTTCTTCAACCAAATCAGCTTCGCCGTCATTACCCATTTCTTCCATAGCGTTGGAGTGTTCAAGAACAGCACCAGCAGTTTCTTTCAGCTTGGTAATTTCTGATTCTTTTTCTTCCATTGCAGAAGCATGGGACGCGATAGTTTCATTAAGTTTCTGGTTAGCACCTTCCATAGCATTCATAAACAGAACGCTCAGAGGGTTATCAAGACCAGCACCTAAAATAGTCGTTGCAGCTTCTTTTGCATCAAACCCAAAAGCTTCAGCAGAAGCAGAAATCTTATTAGTCAAATCTGACAAAGCAGCTTCCTGTTCTTTAGCTTTCATTTGAGCAACCTGAAGACGCAAAGCTTCTAGTTCTTGCTTTTCTTGTTCAGTCATTTCTTCACCTGAATTGTTAACGTTTAAACTTACAGGAGCCTCTTCAGAACCTTGTAAGTAATTTAAGAAATCATCTTGAGACATGATTGAGTTAATTAAACCAAGTTCAAGAGCTTCCTGAGCAGAATAAACATTCGCCTCAGTATTCTTTACAGCTTCTTCAGAGAGATTACGAGATTCGGCTACAAAACCTGTAAAGGTTGCGTAGGTATCATTAATTCTCTTTTGAAGTCTTTCTTTGCTTTCTACTGAGAGTGCTTGGAATGGTGAACCCATACCTTTAAACTCACCAGCTTTGATGACGTTAATTGTTACGCCATTCTTTTCAAATGCCTTAGTTAATTCCTGATGAACCATAATTACACCAATAGAACCAACATCTGCATCTGGTGATGCAATAATTTCTTCAGCAGAAGATGCAAGAGCGTATGCAGCGGAACAAGCGAACTCATCTACATAAGCAATAATTTTCTTTTGGCCTCTTGAAGCCATAATGTGACGTGCTAATTCAAAGCAACCTGAAGCTTCACCACCACCAGAATCGATGTGCAGAACAATAGTCTTGATTGACTCATCTGCTAAAGCTTCGTCAAAGCCTCTACGCAAACCTTCATAAGAACTTAATCCACCTGTACACATTGCATCAATGAATGTCATACGATGGGTTAAACCACCCATAATAGGGATAATAGCAATGTCATCTTTCACTTTTAAAAGACTTCTTGCTTCACCTTTGGGTTTATCAAAGTTTACTGCTGCTTGGACATCACCCAGCAATCTGTTATTCACATAAGTTGCTGCTGAGTGAGCTAATGATTCAGTGGCTAGTAAAGGTTGGTTGAATAATCTATCAGCAAGTCTGAAGATATTCGAACTCATTTTTACTCACCCTATTTGTTTAAATCTACAGAGACTGAAGAGATAACATAGATACCTTCTTCAGCAAAGAATTGAGGTTTGCTAAGAGCACCAGTTGCCACGCATTTATCGTTAGCATCCCACAAGCTATAGTGTGAGACCGTTGCAGAAGCTGGAACAGTAATATTAACTGTATCTTCTGAGGCAATTAAGCCATTATCCGGTTCAGAAAAATAAATAACCACTGGCTGAGTAACCTTATTTGCTGTAGGGTCTGCCGTTGGGTCTACATTGTGTAAAATAATAGTCGTTGGGGTTAGCGTGGCGAGGATTTTATTCTTACCATCAATAGTTAATGTTCCCATTAATTAAACCTTACTTTTTGTTTAAGGACTGTTGAATGGTTACCAGATTCATCTACCACATTTACAATCATATCATATACTTTACCTTTGACAAGTACTTTGTAATCATTTTGTGAAAAAATGTATTCAAGTCTGTTTGTTTCTTTATTAACTGTCATTGGAGATTGAAATGCAGTGTCGAGGGTAATGAAAGCGGCTTCAATGCTTTTAACATTGATACGTTTATTCTCGCAGTTATATAACTTTACACCCAAAAGGCATGAACTGTCAAATGGAATTTTAACAATTTCACTACAATTTCCTGAAATAAACGGTTTTCCACTCATTGGTGCATCAAGTAACCTGCAAATAGTGAAAACGTCAGAGACTCCACCATCACTAACATAACCTGAAAGGCTGACCCTTGAGCCAGCCTCTACAGATAACTTATCAGTAATGATAAGGACACCCCTATACGAATGCACTCGTGTAGCATTTGAAATAGAGATAACTTCAGCCATTATTTATTTGCCTTATTTGCTGTGCTTGGGTCTTTCGCTGAAGGTGTCTTTGCAGTACCTTCTCCAGCGGTCTTATAACCATCTCCTGAACGGCTTTGGCTATTCGGAGAAAGCTTTTCAGATACTGGCTGAGACTCATCAGCAGGAGGAAGACCAATATGCTCTCTAAGTTTGTTAGATAGCTCTTTGTCAACTTCCAAAGCACCTACTGCAACAGTCTTCTGAATATAAGAACCAATTGCTTCAAGGTCTGGAGTTTCGATATCATCATATGTGATTTGTACATGTTCTTCATCATCCCACATATTAAGAGCATAAGTCTGTGCAACTAAATCACGGTTAATTACGTTCTTAATTTGCTTCAGCAGAATATCGACTGACATTGCTAATAGGCTTGTCTTAGAATCTGCAAGAGAGAATGAACCATATTTTGACTGACCCATAGCAAGAACATCTGACATAAATGCCATCATAATTTGCTTGGAATATCTGTCAATGATAGAACCTGTATCATATGCTTTAGCACCCTGTCTAGAGACTAATGAGAACTCAAAGATATCCTCTTTAGTATCTGGGTCGATATATCTAGGCCAGATTAAACCTGCTCTGTCATTAGCAATCATATCATTAACAACAGTTTTGCAGTATTGTACGAAAGCTTTCTTTTCAGGTTCTGCATTTTCATCCAGATAATCTGGTGGTAAACCAATCTTTGGCATACCTACTAAGTCTCTTGAAACACCAACAGCTTCATACTCTTCAATCTGTACTTTATACTTCCACGGTACATAAGCATTAAGCAATGGTGAACGACCTTCTGGGTTACCATACTCATCATCATACTTAAACAGCATGAATTTAGCTCGTGGAAGTTTTCTTGTTAGTGGTCTTTCTCCAAGATTGATTGCTCCAGCAATATGTGAAACATTTCTCAGATTCTGTCTTACACCAGTAACTTTTCTAAAGTCTTCGTCAAAATACCACTTATCAAGTGTTGACTGGTTTCTGATTGGTAATTTAGCCCACCCAATTAGACCATCATCAAATTTTGACTGGTACTTTCCTTTTTTACCCTGACGTTTCTTATAAACCTTTTCGTTAACACAGAACCCATAAGTGCAGAATGACATTACAGAGTTAATAAAATCTGCCCAATCATGCTCCATGTCATCCATTAAAGAATTAAAGAAGTCTGCTCTTTCAAGCATTTTAGGGTCTTGCTCTTTTCCCTTTGGAGGTACGAATCTCCAGTTGACTTTTCTGACAAACATCTTAATAATATTTACAGATGCTGCTACAGCAGGGTCACGCATCATTAATTGGAAAGTTTTAATACTTTCAGGGAACCTTAGTGCCTGACGAGGTTCTTCATAGATTCTACCATTCTTAACCTTCAGACCCAAAGAACCTACTTCACCCATTCTAAATGGTGGTAAGCTTTCTTGTGTTTCTGTAATTTCTGCCATTCTTCTCACCTAGCTATCAACGTCTAAGCCCCTCATATGGGTTTCCTCTCACTAAGTCTGTGTGAGCACCCATTGATGGTGGCTTGAATAATTTAACTTCGTTAAGACTGTTGAAAGCATCACTGGTAGCATCCACTTGGTCATCTTTAGTTTTGCCGTCACCACAAAAACCTTCAAGTTCTTGGAAGTAAGCTTCGTTCCAACTACCTCTCAAGACTTTTACAAGTCCAGCTTCAGAAGCAGCAGAAAATCCCGCAAAGCGGGTAACTTTATCTTTATTTGTTGGCTTAGCTCTTGCGCGATAACCTTTCTCGGCAAGTTTCCTGATGAGGGATGTTGCATAGGATTTACCAGCAGCGCCTGGGTCTTGAGGGATAAAAATACCAGTTCGCTTACCGTCACTTTCAGCAGTCAAATTAATTTGTGTTTCGACTCCAGAGGGTCTATCTCTAAATCTTACTACATCAATGATATAATAGCAACCGTCTTTTTTAGATTTACCCATCTTAACACCCGCTGTCCAGTCTGGATTAGGGTTAATCTCAGATGGTAAAGTTGCTGCTAAGTCCCATGCTCTGACATCAAACACATCTTCTGGGAGTGAATCAACAATCTCACACCATTGTCTTTGCCAATAGTTTGAACCTTCTGCACGAGCCTTCCAGTTACCGAAACGAAGTCTTGCAACGTTTACAGGTGTGTTGTTTTCCAACTTACCACGATATTTAGGTTCTAAGAAGTCAAGAATTGGGTTATCATCAATCGTACCAGAGATGAAGGTGTATGTCTGAGGAATCTCAAGAGGGAACATTTCAAGAATCTTGTCTCTCTCCCAATCAGAAACCATCACACCATCATTCATAACATACCAACGAATACGACCGCACTTCTCAGGGTCTGGGTAACCTTCTTCATCTAAGAATGGCTCTACCCAATCATAAATGAAGTGGTCTCTATCTGGGTTCATAGAAATCTTCATGTATGAATCACCTTCAGCACCTGAACGTAGACGAGTCTGTAGGTATGAAATCTGTGAAGCAGAGAAGTGTGTACCTTCGTCAAAGTAGATAGCTGAGTATTCAATACCCTGATGACCTTCAGCGTGCTTTTCAAGTTCTAGGTAGGTAAACTTGATAGTTGCCCCAGAAGGGAATGTGATAGTCATTTTCTGCTCGTGAGGAATCCCACCAAACTTACCAAATAGTTTCTTTGCAGCAGGCCATAAACCACCTTGTAACTGTGTTGTATTTCGACGGAAATATACAGCATTATAGTTAGGGTCTTCAATAAATCTTAAAGAGTCCATTAACAATGCAGCAGTTTTACCAGCACCAGCAGCACCACCATATAAAACCAAGTCAGCATTAGTATTTAAAAACACCTCTTGAGAACCCGGTTGAGGGGCTACATAATTCTTATCAGTCATCAATTTGAAGATAAGTCTAACTTGGTCTGGTGTGTATCTTAATAAAGTCAGAATTTGAGTTGGAAGGAATTTAGAGGGGTCTTTACCGAATGATTTGATAATTTCTTTTACTTCATCAGAAAGCCCCAACTCTCCAGCTAGGACTTTCCTAACGTCTTCCACTCGCTTCTGCTTAACAGCATTTAAGTCCATTAAGCACCTCCGCAAATAGAATTATTCAGAGTCTGTAGCAGTCTCTTCTTTCTTAACTTCGAACTTTGCATCAACAGCATCAAGAAGTGCATCCATAGATGCCTCTTTAATATCAATACCTGTTGCTACAGATAATCTGTCTGCAATTGCCATGATAGTGTTCTGCATAAATTCCAGCTTTTTGTTAGCTTCATAAAGTTCTTTATAAACGGTCTCACTCATTATGTTTTCTCCAAATAATTAACCATGTTTCCCCTTAAAAAAGACGGTACAGAGACCGTCAAGGAGAAACCACAATGTACGTCAGAGACATACTGTATAAGGCTTCTTATAAAGTATAACTCTGTAAAAAAGCCCTGTCTAAAAATACTCTTCGGTAGCGAAAGGAAGAATACTTATAGCAGGGCATTATTATTATTTTAATTGAGAGAGAGAGTAAAATAACTTGGAGAATCCGAAGGGACTCGAACCCTTATAAACCTGTTTTGCAGACAGGCACATAGCCATTTCTGTCACGGATTCAAATTGGAGGAAGATACCAGACTTGAACTGGTACACCGATTTCTCAGCTACTGGCAGTTTAGCAAACTGCTCCCTTACCTTTTAGGGTTAATCTTCCATTATTTCTGTAATGCGCTCTTCATTTCTGGTGTTGCAATAGCATCAATTACACCAGTTTTACAGGCATCGTCAAACCAGTCTGGTAAGATACCTGCTAAGAACCCATTGATATTCGTTTTAAGGTACTCTGCAATAAGGGCAGCTTCTTCTTCAATCATCTGCACAACTTCATCTGTATAAGCTGTAATCTTTGAGATACCTTCATTAATCTTACTAACAGCTTGGTTAGCTAAATCAGAAACAGTATCAAGACCCTTATCAATAGCATCTTGTAAGTCACTTAACACATCGTTAACACTATCTAGTGTACTGTTAATCGTGTCAATAGCTTTTTGACCATACTCTGTAGCAACACCCATAATACCACTAAATGGTGTACAACCAACTTGTTCTCCTGCTGCACCCATAACATTGGAGTATCCCTTTGCTACCTGCATACGTGATGAAAACTCATCAATAGACTTTTGACCGTAGTCTGTTAGGGTCTTAGTAGTTGCTGTAGTGCTTGTCAGGCTTGTTGTAAAGCTGTTTAGAAGGACTGTTGTAAGTCCAGCAGCAACAAGTTTCTCCTTCATTGTAGGGTCTGTTACAGAACTAATAGAGCTTACAAGTGATGTAGAAGCAGCTACGGTTCCACCGAGAACTGCTGCACCAGTAATAAGTGGGTTAGAGAACCCTTTACCGGTTTTTAAGAGATTAAAAATCTCCTTACCTTGTTCTGTCATCTCTTTCATTAAGCACCTTTGAAATTGGTAGTCCAGTGGGATTTGAACCCTCTTCTCATGTTTTTCAGACACGCGCTTTAACCATATAAGCTACTTGGACTATAAATTGGGGTGACCTACGGGATTTGAACCCGTATAGACCATGTTCACAGCATGGGTCATTACCATTTATGATAAGGCCACATTTAAGGACTCTCGTAAGAACCCTTAGAAGTGGCAGCGGCATAAGGATTTGAACCTTAATAGGACAGCTTCAGAGACTGCTGCATTGCCAGTTATGCTATACCGCTAAAATTGGTACTCCATATCGGATTCGAACCGATACATAACACAGATTTTAAGTCTGGCCTCTCTGCCAATTGGAGTAATGGAGCATTGGCGGGGGATGTTGGAATTGAACCAACTTCTTCGATTTCAAAGACCGAGGTTTTAACCTTGTAAACTAATCCCCTTTAAATCTTTACTTTCTTAGTGGATGAATAAAGAATGCCAACATAACTCTTTCCCTTGAAAATGCTCTTTCTTCTGGGACAACACTTTTAAGTTTCCATCCAACATAAATTCTCCAGTAAAATTGTTTACCAAAGATTTTGATTGATGGTACAAAAGCGAATAACCCCCAAGCATTACTGTTCCACATTAGGAGATAACCTGTCTGATTATCTTCAGGGTTAGAACTTACATTGATATTACCTTTCCACTTAGTAACATCTTTCACATCTCTTCCTAACACATGGTAAGAGAAGTTATAAGCTTTGTTTCTCCAGAGCCATCCAACTCTCTGCATATAGAC